TCTTCGTGGGTTAATAGCTCTGATTTCCTTACTTCTTTAAAGTATTTACCTATGCTGTCCTCACCATAGTCTGTTACAAATTTTTTACTCATTAAATATTAATTTACACCACCTCTTTATTGTACTATAACATATAAATATACGCTTTTTTGGGTAAAAGTAAAGGTTTTATTACTTTAATTCTGATATTTTTTTAAGTATTACCTTATCAGAATTAGTTAGTTTATCGAAACCTTTATCTAGTATTTCATTGACAACACGTTCCCTTTCTTTTGTGCTCATATCATTAATATGTACCTTTGGTATGGTCTTACGCTTAGTTTTACCCTTACTTGCTTTTAGTAACGCTTCTTTAACATCATCTGGAATTATATCGGTGGGTGTACCTTTTGTATTTTTAGTGGAGGCCGATATATCATCCATAAGTCTTTCTGACATATCTTTTAATTTATCACCATTTTCATTAACCAAAAAACCAAACAAATGATTGTTTAACTTATTGTTATCCATGTGAACACCAGAATTATTCTTATCCAAATCAAATAAAAAGAAAGACCTACCATTAAAGTTAAAAAAGTCTTGTAATTCAATTGGGGTCGCAACACTAGCAAATGTGGATATTAAAATTCCTTTCGCATCAATGTATCTAGGTTGGGATTCTGCTACTTTAATAATATCATCTTTAACACTCTCCATATTTCCCATCACAACAATACAATAATTTCTAAATTTCATATAGGTTTAATTTTTATTATTACAAATATACGTTATTTTTCACACAAATATAGGATTAGTTTATATAAATATACTGATTGGCTATTTAATTGTCAATCTTGAGACATTATCCTCTTTGATTATCGTAATGGTATTATTTGACCAATCCTTTACCTCTTCATCATGTGTTATAAAGAACACAGTATCGTACATATCCGTAATCTTATCGAATAATGGTTTCATTAGTGGTATGTTGACTCTAGCAACCTTACCAAGAACTTCATCAAATGTTATGAAGTTAGGCATTGGTAGACACGACATCTTACCTAATACACATCTTAAAGCAATACTAGCCGCAGTTGTTTCTAACCCACTACCAGACTTCAAGTGTTTTTCAACTTCGTCCTTAATTATCATGAATTGAACATCATTCTTATCATTAATAAATATCTCCACATCAAAATCAACAACACCATCTAACAATCTTTGGACCTCAGAGTTAATAATCGGAAGTACAGACCTTAAAACAAGTTTACTTATACCTTTCTTACCAACCATATCAATATAGACCTTGAATAACTTATCAACCTCTTCCTCTTTCTTAATTTGTTCAATTAAGTTCTCTTTAGTGGTAATATTAGTCTCATGATTAGTGATATCCATCTTAGTTCTCTCAATCTTCTGCGTTAATTCAGTTTTAGTGTGTTCACATACTTTTAGTTTGGTCTTAACCATCTCTATCTTACTATCAATATCATTATTGAATTTAATACTATCTAAATTAGCATCATACCGCTTAAGGTCCTCTTTCTTAGACTTGATTTTAGTTCTAAGGTTCTCAAGTTCTAACTCAACTCTGTCCTTTTCAACTTCTAATTTATCTTTAGAGTCAATTTTAGCCTTTGTTTCAGACATCCCATCTAATTCAGTCTTAATTAGAACTAATTCATTATTTAGTTCAGTTATTTTATCTAAAATCTTTTGTCTAGAGTTTTGGTGTTCGGCTATGTGTGCCGTATTATCAACATTATCTAATTCTCGGTTACACGCTTGGCATATACCACCAGAAATCAACTCATTAATAACCGTTAAAAGCCTTTCAGCTTCTGCTTCTTTAACTGCAACATCACTTGTCTTATCTGATTGTTTGATGGTTAAGGTATGGTGATGGTCTTCATTAAATTTAATTAATTTAAGTGGTTCAATGATTGTGACCAACTCACTAATCCTTTCTTTTTTAGCCACCCCAGTAGCTGTAATCGCATCTATCTTTTCTGTTAAGTTAGATGGGTTAAGTGTGAGTATTTCAGCATCAATTTGTTTCTTACCACTTAATAGCTTATCTTTCTCATCATTGTATTTGGTGATTAATTCTTCGTTAGTTTTAAGTCCATCTTGTTGAGTGGTCAACGATTTATTAGCTTCTTCAATCAACTTAATATGTCCAGAAACATTAACTGGTTCTTCACCACTATTGTCCTCATAACCATCAATCTCACCTCTAAGTGTAATGATATCATAATGATTTGACTTCTTAGTTTTAGCAAAGGTATTGTAAAGTTTTCTAGCAACCTCAGATTTAAGCTCAATTATCTCTAACCCTATAAATCTAGTTAATAACTTACCACTTTCAGTTGTAGTAAGACCAATTAGGTCGTCAAGGTTTCTTGCTGTTGCTAGTGTAACCAACTCAAAATCATGCTCAGAACCAACTGATACTTTAATTTCCTCAGTTGTTGCTTTAGCATCTTCATCGTTCATTTCTATCTCTTCACCATCTGGTAATATCTCATAGAAATTTAATTTATTGGTTACATTCCAATCACCATTACGTTTTGCCTTTCTAGTGAGGACTCTTTCTATAATAATTTCCTTATCTTCAAGTGTGAGCATTCCTCTAACAACTAATTCATTATTGTCCCAATATTGATTGAATATTTGTTCATTCTTATCAGTTTTAGTTGTTTTACCATAAAGTAGGAATTTAAAGGCATCTACCGAAAATGTGGTTTTACCACCTTGATTCTCTGGATATGAGTTTACAATCGTAAGACCATTAAGATTTGAAAATGATATGAAGTTATTTGGACCGAAACATAAAAAACCGTTTAACATCATCCATTTCAATGACCAATTCTTATGTGCTGTATCACTAGAACCAATATTTAACTCCGAATTAATTTTATCGTCTAATTTTATTAACCTATTAAAATCAACCCCTTTGTCTTCTCTAGTTAACCATTCTTTAAATAATTCTCTTTGATACCCCGTATCCATGATATTCTCAATACCAGCACCCGATATTTCAACCGTCTCACCTTTATTATTGGTTTTAACTGGTCGATAGACAACATTTATATTGGCTTTAGATACACCATACTTTTGAGCAAAATGATTCCTTACAATTGTTTTATTCTCTTTACTATAGTTTTCTGGTGAATCGTCCCAATATACTTTAATCTTAGCTAAATGTGGTATCTTCACACTAGTTTTCACTATTTCTTCCATATTATAACATATCTTTTGTGTTAGAACCGAAAAACCCCCTTTTATCTTCACCATAAATATCTTTCTTTGGGGTATCTTTGGTTTTTTTAGTTTCAACCTCCAACTCTTTTTTAAGTTGGTCTATTTCTTTGGTTAGTTCCATTATAGTTTTAGCCCTATTTCCAGACTCAAGACTTATTACCGCATTATTTTTTTGAGTTATTTCAATGTCAGATTCTAATATATTAACCCTATCAATCAATCTTTGAGTTTCACTATCATCAGTAACCTTAACCTCTTTGATGACTTCAACCTCTTTGATGACTTCAACGATTTTCTCTACTTCAACTGGGACTTCAACGATTTTCTCTACTTCCTTTTCAACCACACGCTCAGATGGGGTGGTACCGTATTTCTCGACAGTGAACCCTTGCTTTACCATTTTTATTGTAAAGCTATCAATATCTGTGATTTTGTTTAATCTACAGTACTCAAATATTTCATCATATAGTTTATTTGGTAATTCCATTATACTCCATCTTCTTCCACCCCATCATTAAAATATCCTTCTCCAGCAATATCAGTAACTTCTTTATCTGTTTGGTGAAAGAAACATACTTCCTTAGTCTTTTCGTCAACGTAAAGGGTTACAATTGGTTTATCACAACGATAAACCATATCACCTTCTTGGTCATTTTCTTTTGGTACAGTACCAACCTCACCATTTACCACACTAAATGTATTAAACGATTCTGGTAATCCATTAAGGAATTTCTTTAACTCTTCTAATGTCATCTTCATAAATATTTGTTTTTATTGTTATAAATTAGTTAACTTCTCAGAATTATTATCTAAGTCGTCCATGGATTTTATTTTAAACTGATAAAACCCATGATTTGTTTTAATATCATACTCTTCAAATGTTTTAGTATCTAAATCCCACCATAAGAACCCATGTTTAGATACGGTCTCGCCAAAGTTCTGTTGTATTAGTGAGCTTGGCATCACAACTGGAATTATTTTTTTTATTTTAATTTTTCCCATAAATATTTTTTTATATCATTAAACCAAATTATTAAATTTTTATATTTGTCATAAAATCTATATCATAACATTACAAAAGAACATTATTCATCAATAACCCACCCTATTTTTTCATAGCTTTCTAATTCGTCTTCCTCAATTTCCATATATTCAATATTATATAGTACACTTCTTTTGTGGATATCACCACACATAACAATATCACAACTATTAAATATAGTAACATCATTTCCATGTTCAAATTCATAACCCGTATCCGTCTTTAACCCAACTAATGGCGCATGATAAAGGCCAATATAGTGCTTATCTGGACCATGCGTTGTTCTAGCCGTTTCAATATCTGGTCTTTTCTCTTCATCAAAGATTGAGTAGTTACACCAAACAATGTTATCATCTAAGTGACAATCACTATCCCCTTTATAATATTCAATATCTAAACCGTCTAAAAGAGCTACCATTGGTGTGATAGAGTCTAATCTATCTTTATTGTTCTCAATGAAATCATGATTACCAGCCACAATTCTAAGTGGAGCAATCTTTTCTAACTTCTTTAAGAACCAAGTACCTAATGTAAGTAACTCGTTCGATATGGTTATCTTCTGGTGAACTAAATCCCCTACGATAACAATTCGTACCTCATCTCTCTCAAAGCCCTTTACAAGCACTCTAATCTCTTTTAGAAAGGTTTTAAAGACTTCTCCGTAGACATCGTGCATTCTGAATGTTCTGATATGTACATCTGCAAAATGCACAATTTTCTTTACTGCCATAATAATTTTATTTCAACATGTTTATCGGTAAAAACTTTTACTGATTTAATAAACTCTTCCTTTTTAACCATTTATTAATTTATTATAATCTTTTATTCTTTGTTCCTCTCTTATTTCTTGATTTTTCTTATAATTCAAAGTCTCATCTATTCTAATAAGTGGGTTCATATTTAATGTAATATCAATCCATCCTTGTTCAACTCTATACTCGACAAATTTACCGTCTCTTAATAAGTGAACAATAATACAACCAAAAAATTTTATCCCTTCATATTTACTACCCTTCAACATGTCAAGTATTAACCTACCATAAAGTGGTAGCTGAATCTTATAATGTTCTAATGAAGTATCTCTAAATTTATCAAATGGTTCTTTCATCTTACCAGTCCATGCTTGTGTTTCAAAATTTTTCGGTTTGTTAGTGTTGTGTGTAACTAGTAACGATTTACCACATAAAAAGGTACTCGTAGGGCTATCAACCTCAATACATTTAGTTGGTACTGAGTCAACTACCTCTACCGACACTATCGTTCTATATAATCGTTTATTAGTTTTGGGTGTTAATACAATGTCTTGATTTCTACATAGAAATGGGTTAAATTCGGTTGTTGTAAATTCCATATTATAACATGGTATAATCTTACCGTTAAATTTCTTATTGTATGTAATGATTGTTGTTTTAATGCCTAATGATGAAGCTACTTCAACATAATAATTAGCTTGTGATTCCCTAGTTGTTGTCACTACGAATCGTTTTCTAGTTTTGTTGTATGTACCACCACTATCCATTAAACCCCTTAATAAATCTAATCTTTGTTCATATGAACTAGATAGGTATATTTCTGGAATATGTTTATTACCTAATAATGACAACCCCCTTAACCGACTATGTAATCCAAACACCGTTCTAGTCGTAGCTTTACCAACACCACCTTCTGATACATCATCACCTATCTCATACCCACGATTATTTATTTCACACCAAACAACCTTGTTGGCTTGAGTTATCTTAGCATCGACACTATGTTCATCACCTAACCACAGACCTAAAACATATGGGTCAACTGGTAGGTTTATCATGGGGTTATTCAATGGTTTAGCATTTTCTATTTTTAAAATTCTATGTGAATCTCGTTTGGTTAGGTTATCGTTATACTCTTTAATTTCCTGAGTTGTCATAACCATTTCCTTTTTAATACCAAGAACACTAGTATAAACCAACCATCTATGTTCAAAATCAGAAACCACCTCTTCGTTATTACCAAATTTAATTTTAAGACACTTCTTGTTTTTAACTTTTGAGATATTTAATATATTAACTAGATTACCATCTTTATCGTAAACCATATCACCCTTTATTAAAGTCCCCATAGTTCTCCAACCATGATTAGTTAAAATAGGTGTGTCTAAGGGTAACCCCTTCCAGTCCGTTACGATAAAACCTAATTCACCCTTAGCGTTTCTCATTAACCAAACCTTATCTGGTTGACCTGTGTAACCTAAGTCAATACTACCTAGTACCATCTCCGTGTCTAATAACACCGCACCCCTTCTATGCATTAATTGTAGGAATTGATGACCAGCATCTATCATTCGATTACCAACTTCTATTTGTTCTTCATTACAGTCAAATATAGGTTTTCTTACTGTTTTATCTGATTTATATATTTTAAGTAAATCGGTTTCTAGTAGGAAATGGACTCTTGACCCAGTACTATTAGCGTATGTTGCGGTTGCTCTCCAGTCTTTAAGTAAATTATCTTGGAGTTTCAAATCATTATTACACATATCTAATGACTTTGTAAGGTCATCAAACGCCTCATAAAATTGACATATAACCGTTGATACACTTGGAAGGTTACTGACAATTAAACCTTCTTTATTTTTAATAAAGTATGTATGAGTATCCTCAACAAAGGTTAGTTCTAACTCTTTTTGTTTATTATCAACAACATCTCGTATATCAGCTGCAAGTTCTAACAACTCCGATTTTTCCTTATCTTTATTATCTATTAACATTTAATATTAGTAAATTTATCTTTTTAATGTACTAAGCGAATATACACTATTTTATTGTAATTTTCAAGTATTTATATAAAAAGATTATTATGAGACATTTTATTAAGCAAATGCTACGTGAGGAATTGGTATGGGGTGATGAGCCAGATGTTAGTAACCCTTTAGCCATAGAATTAGATAGGGTTGAGAATAATTACAGTGATGTTAATCAAATACAACAAGAATTAAAAAGGATTGAAGGTAAATACGCTTCATATCATGCGGAATATGAAGGTGACTCTTATGGTGTTATAGATGCGATAAAAAAAATAATTCCTAATAGACTTGCTAATGTATATGATAGTATGCACCCAAAAGCTTATAATGAAGATGTTAATGAGTCTCTATCATTAGCGAAGCCAGTTGAGATATCTGATGAGGATAAAGACGTTATTCGTGGGTTAGATTGGTCTAAAATACAATTAGACCCACAAAATGAAGAGTCACCAGTAAATATTAAAGTTACATTACCATTAAAAAATGATGTTTCATCTGGAATAGCACTTGATATACAACTAGTAGGGTCTGGGTTATACCAGATACATATTTCGTTATCTGATACCTTAAAAGGTTTAGGGTTAGGATATAAAATATATAAAGCAGTTATTTTAAATTTTGGTCATCTTTACTCTGGTAATGGTCGTAGAATGAATACTAATGAGATTCCTAAAATATGGGATAAGTTAAATGGTGAGTCAGATATTTCATGTTTTAAAAATAATAATGGTAATTTATGTATATCAAATAAAAACCCAAATAAAGGGGAAATAATGTCTATTGCTGGGGTTAATTAATTAATTAATAAAGCCTACTTTCTGGGATTTTATGTGATGTCCTAAGTAATTTAACAATACCATTTTTTTCATCATTCTGATAAATCAATGATGGGTCATATCCATCAGGTGGTACACATATCTTAACCCTACCCTTTAATTCGGCAAAGTCTAACATTTTATATAATTGTAACGCATCATTGTATGCATCAGAGTCTAATACTATTATAATATCACTAGATGCCTTATTTAAGAGCATCTCAAATAATTTCTCAGAAACGAACTTACCAAGTAATGGTATAGAGTTAGGAATTATTATATGGTCAAATACACCTTCCACTAGATATATTGTAGCATCCCAATTAATCTTTTCTTCATTGAAGATTATCTCTTGTTTCTCCGCTTCTGGGTTTAAATACTTTGGTTTTACCTTATAGTCAAATGACCTTGCAATGAAATAATTAATATCACCATAGATATCATAAGATGGTATTATTATTCTAGAGTGGAACTCACTCTCGGTTGTATAACCAATATCATACTTCTTAATTAGGTCCATACCGATGTTCCTCTTCTTAAGATAATTCATTGCATGGTTTAACCTATGAGAACCGTATTTGGCTTCTGATAATTTCTGATATCCTTCTGGGAACTTAACCTCAGCGTATAGAGTTTCTGTAATTAGGGCCTCTTCTGGTTTAAGTATTAAATATTCCTTTAATAAGGCTTGATTTCCGAAACGTTTAATTAGTTTTGGTAGATAACCATGCATGTGGTTAGTGTAATGACAGGACCAACATCTAAATACGCCTTTATTGTAGTTAATCTCTAGATTACCTTTACCATCCCCCTGTGGTTTACCTTTATCTAGGGCACACGCTGGACAGTCGAACTGGAGCTGACTTTTACCTTCATTATGTCGTTTAGATTTACCAAGAAACGATTCTAAAATATCAACTATAAAAAAACTCATTTTATTTTTTTTCAAATATACTAAAAAAAATCGAATAAATCTTGTTAAAATACGACCTTTTTGATTTTTATAGATATTAATAAAGAAATATAATATGGCAAGACCAAAATTAAAACAAGAAGATAAAACTATTTATGGGGATGGTTACTTAGGTAACCATAAACCCATTTTATTCATATATCCAAGACAACATGCGTACGCATCAGCTAGGTCAAAGTTTTCTTTTTTAAGAGTACCTTTGTTTGTATAAAGCCAAGTTATTTGAGGTTCTAAATCAGCGGTCTTTTCCCAAACCACCATTTTCTTATCCACATCAAAATTATAGTCACCGAATAATACTGGTTTTTTTCTTTTTAATTCACTTTCCGTATAGGGCTCACCTTTTTTGTTTTTTGTTCTGATTTGCATTAATTCTGGATAAGCGAACGCTCTAGAGTCATAAGATGATATATAATCAGGGACTATTCCAAGTACTGTGTATACAGACCTAGATACCATACCATTAAATCTAAGTAGTGTTGCTACCGTGTTAACGTTATTTGACCTAAGTAGTGGTTCCTCGATAATTACTCTTGTAATACCAACATCAGAATATTTATTAAGGAACTCTTCCTCAAAAATATTCGCTTTCTGAAATAATTCCTCCATCTTAGTTTCTGGTTGTGGTTTAACCTTTGGGGTGACATGGTGAAGTAATTTCAATTTACCTTCCCCAGCGTTATCCTCAAATAACGCTATGCCAATTGTTTTAGTGCTTATGTCAAGACCAAGAATTAACCCATTTTTACTGTTTTTCATATTTTCTAGTTAAAAACCATGAGAGGTTTTTTTTAAATATAAAACACTATTTGTAAAACTAAACCTTATACCGTAATTTTAATTCCAAACGATGTAAAACTAGCATCTTGTTTAAGTACTTGTCTATCGAACTTACCATAAGCAATCAACCTATTACGATTATCATATAGACCTATTTCACTCACTCTAACAGTATCACCTCTTGACCATGTAGGGTTTGATGAGGTTCCAAACTCACCTCTACCAGCAACACAAGTAATGTTTTGTACAACGTTTGTTGATACGCTATTGATTGTTACTGATGTACCACTAGAGCCAGAAAAAGATGGGTCAAATGCGTTTACAATTGTTGGTTCAGTAATAACTAAGAATCCTTTATCTAAATAAGCAACACCAATAACTGTATCCGCAGTTAATGAAAGATTAGAGTTTGTTCGTAAATTATATCGTTTCTTTTTATTCACCGAAAATGGTTTATTCAATCCAAAGCCAGTGGCCCAGCTAAGTGATGAATCACCACCATTTGGTTTCATTACATCATCACTAACTAAAAACCCTAATGACAAACCTAATGATGTCGTTTCGTTCGATGTATCCCTATATGCCGAATCCTGACGTTTAAGGTCAGTACCAGAGTTTTGGAATGTACTATAAATCGTATTTGTTCCAGCGGTGGTAACTAAATCCAACTTAATTTCTTTACCATCTAAAGTCTCACCGTATTGTGTGTTTGAAACCCCGATAACTACAATTTTGTCTGTACCCAAACCACTTAATGCTGTATCAGCCCAACCACCTTTAGCATAAGTCGTGGCACTATAAGTCGTTTTACCCCTTTCTGTTAATGGTAGTCCAAAACTAGCAAACAAATTAACTAATGAATCGGTCGAAGTATCATTTATGTCGATTACATGTTGTGTTATGTTAGTGCCATTAATATTAGTCACTTGTCCCACGTTTTGAATCACCCTACCGACTTTTATAGACGCTGGTTCAACAGACTTTGTATTCCCACCTAAACCATTGACTAATAATGGATATCTAATGGCTATATCGTTACTGGTACTATTACTAGTCGTTGAGTTGAGTCCTTTGTTTCCACCCATAGCTGGAACCTCACCCGTTGTCAAGTTATCTGTTACATTATAATTTGAGTCAGAATCACCTAACGCAAATTTTGTGATAAGGTTATTTGTATCGGTCACCATTAATTCCCTCCCTAAAGGTGTTAATTTAGCGATAAGTGTCGTTGTTGTTGCTGTTGTTTGAAAGCCCATAATTGTTTTATATTAAAAATCTATTGATAACTCAACCATAATTGTATTCCCAGTTATTAATTTAGTTGGTTTACTAAGTTTACCGATAATAACAAGATTTTTAGAATTATCGTAAATACCTACTTCTGATACCATAATATCTGGCGGATTAGTGTTTGGGTCTTTACTTCTAGTATTATTCCCTGTCGTATCGAACTCCCCAGAGTTAATTGTAATTGGGAAGAATGTTTTATATATTGTAGCACCGATATAAGTCTCTATATTCCCATAGAAGAATCTTTCATCACCAAACTGTAAATCAGTAGGTGAGGTCTTTGGTGCCATATCTAATATTTTAGTTAAATTAAATATTGTGGATGCTGTATTAGTTAATTCTGTAATAACAAAACCATTTGTTATTGGTGATTGGTTCTCTAATTGAATTGGATTAATTGTCTCACCACTTGTTGTTGTTAATAGACTTGTTGTATAATCATATACATTCCAAGCTTTTGGGTCTGGTCTATCATCGGGATTAGTAACTTTTTGGAATAATACCTTAAAATTGTACCCATAGAAGCCAACACCATCATAACCAACATCTTCAATTTTTCTCATATATGGTAGGTTATTTGGCTCATTTAATCTAAATGAGACATCCTTATTACTTGATGTTGTATTTGTTACCTTAATGTATTTTTGACAGGGAAGTGATGTTGTAAGACCAGTACCAGTTGAATTATCAATAGTGTAGGTGACATAAGCAGTCTCATTCGGTTCTAATAAACCAGTAGATGTCCCACCAGATGGTGTATCTAGTACACAAGCTAGTTGTGGTAGTGTCCAATTTCTATTTGCTTTATAAGATGTTGCCGCAACAATTTCATCATCGTGAAGTGATATTGCTTTAAGTTGTGGGTATACCCTACCAACCACTCTAGGTACTGTACCACCAATCATTGTTGGGTCTTCGATTAGATTAACATATTCTAAATCTGACGTACCAACATATTTTGTTGAACCAGAGGCTAAGAATGTCATACCCATTGTTGTACCAGAACCAGTAGAACCAGTTCTTCTATGATACATAAGTGTTGGGTAATGTAATTTAACTGTTTTACTGTTTGCATTATCTATGTAGAAATACTCACCATAAACGTTAGATACTGTATTATTTGTATAATGGATTAATGAAATTGATTTCTTTACATCGTCTAACACACCTAATCCAGCACCCTCACAGGCAACATCAGCTGTTGATGCCGTTCCAGTGCATAAATATTCAAAGAATGGGTTCTTCGCCCCTAAGTATTGGTAGGAACCAAAATACTCATGACCCTCATAAGTTGAACGTGTGATACCCGCAAGGTCTTCACACCATATATTATTCATGTTCCACACTGGAACACCATCACAAGTTACATCACAACATGAGTTAAATGATAATGTACCTGTATTCCAATAAGATGTTGTATTACCAGTGGCTATTGTTTCGTAGACTTCACCACCTCTATAAATAATATATGATGATGTACTACCAGTTTCGTTTGATATGTTTGGTGTGTTTCTATCTACAGTAATTGACGAACCAGTAGTTGCTTGAATCTTGTACCATATATTAGGTACTGGCGTATTATTAGTAAGACCACTTATTGACCCAATTGTATCATTACCAAGTCTAAATAAAATATAATCACCAACATTTCTAGTTACCCCAGTCCCAACCTCTAGAGTTGTACCACCACTAATTGACGTATTTGATAATGTACCTTCATCTAAGATGTAAGTACTACCAGTCATTGTACTAAATGAGGTATGTGTCGTATTTGCACTAAAGAAACCTCTTTCATCCGCTTCATTATTAATAACAGCCTTAACCGTTCTAATATTAGTGTTATTTAATGGGTTAAGTGGCTCACCACTAAGTTTAGTAATATATGATTTGATATTTGGTTGTTTATCAAATGGTCTCATTATCTTTGAGATACCCGAAAGTGTAACATCAGTTTGATTGTTATTAACAATCTCTTCTCTATCGTAGTTTATTTCAGAATCACCGATTGCCCAGTATTGAAAATTTAGGGCACCTTTTGCTAATTGCTCTCTACCACTTTGCGTTAACTTTATGCTAACGAATGGGTCGTTGTTGTTGATTATATAACTCATGTCTTGTAAATATCGTTTATATCTAATTTTAGTAATAAATACTCGTAAGTAAAGATTTCTAGTAGGAATTAATAGAATTAGTTGCTATTGTTATTGGTATTATTTCACTATAAGCCGTGCTTTGTATAATGTCACCACACATTGTCACGTAATTTTTGTTATTCTTTACTCTATAATAAAGTTGCGTACCAACGCTCCCAGTTATGGTTACACTAGCATTATAATTTAACCCCCCTACCACATATTCAGTAGAAGAACTACTAACAACCGTTGTCATTTCCGCATCACTACCAAACTCTAAAATGAACTCACCATTCACTGATTGTGGGGCTTTATTAATATTCCAGAATATTAATGGGTTTGTTTCATTTAGGGTGTCGACATATGGTGCATTGGAATTATACCCAATCACGATTATATCGCCAGTTAATATTGTTCCCTCAAATATAATTCTTTTTGGATTAGTTATTGATTGATAATAATCGATTCCAAATGCTAAGGTTACACCATTAACAATTACTAGGAAATCATTACCACTTCTTGGTGTTAATGATGTGTATGCCTCGTATTTATTGGTTATCGTATTATAATATATGTTATAACCACCCTCACCATCTGTCGGACCACTAGTAATTGTTGTAACATCAATTGTGTCAGTAACTAATTTAGCGTCATTACCATTTGTTACATAAATGAAAGTTAAAATATCTGTACTTTTAGTTTCAGCTGATAATGTAACGATATATGGGCTTGAACCACCACTATATTGTGTTACACTATAATCTTCATCAACCGCTAATGATAAACCATTAAGTGTAACTACAAAATCTAACCCTACATTAGACGCTAAAAAGAACGTGGTTTGACCATCTGTTGGAATGACCGAATATTGTTTAATCGCACCAATAACACCACCATCTACAATAACATCTGAAAATATCGGTGTTGATGCTTCGTTTATTATTGCCATGTAAAAATCAGAAGTTGGGCTATATAACCCGAATTCTTTACCGCTAACATATGAAGATGTATTATATTTATAACCTAATCTGTTAGCATATTCAGTGCATATATCGTGAACAAAGTTACCTTTAATCAAATATTCACCATCTATATTTAATGATGTTAATGGTATTGATTGTGTTAGTGCACTTGTACCGCTAAATGTAGACCATTCAATCTCAGGTGACCTATATTGTGGTGGGGTGTGAAAATTAGCTAAACCATTGTCATATTTGTATATTTGATAGTTAAACGTAGCGTTTGTTGCGCTGAAAGAGTTAGTGTTACCAGTAAACTCAAAAGTGATTTCTTTAGTTGTCGCTGTCGATATAATTGTCACATAACTAGTACCTGTAGTTAAAGCTGAGAAACTAGAATCGCATGGTACTTTAGATGCTCCACTCATTGCAAAAGTAGGCGCATCAAATGTGCAAATATCAGAACTAGTATTAACGTTTGATATGCTCTTGTTTCTTACGCAATCACTTGCTGTCTGAATATATATGTTATTTTCAAAGTAACCCATTAGTATGAAATCTCTATTTTAACAAAATCCGTATTATTTTTTAACCCAAATGTTGGTGGAACTACGAGGTCGATAACTTCTGGTGCTTTCCTAAAGTCTTGTAAGAATGCTTCAAACCCACCTAACTTAATGTAATCCTCTTCACCATAAGACCCCTCAACTGTTTTAACTAAAATCGTTGTTGTTTCGAAATTATCGAAAATCACCCCTTCTATATTTTTTAATAATCTTGGCATATTCTATAAATACTTCTTAATTGTTAATCTTTTAGTTAATCTTATATTATCCAAGCGCATTGCTTGAATCTGCGGTGGCTGTACACCCTTGAACACCATTATCTGTTACGGTTACACTTAATGGGTCATTAATATTCACACCAACAATGTCTTGTGTTGTCTCACCATTACTCCATAAGAAACTAACTGGGCCTGTTACATCACCACCTATAATTGCTGAGGCCGATTCACCCTTTCTATAAATATCAACAGTTATTGCACATTCACTTATCACCATAACAGTACCATTATTTACTGGAGTTAAATAATTTATTATTTTACCTATAAATTCAGAACCACAATTCATTTGTACAATTCCACCACCAATACACCCATCTGTTGGTTCCTCATTATGTATTTGTAAAAATGTTTCACCTGTTATACTACCACTAAGTTGATTGTAGTATTCATCATTAGGTAATGACTCAAATTCTACTTGTACATCTGTTGTCCACCCAGTTACAGGGCTAACCACGTCACCACCATAATTTGGTAATTGACAACCAAATAATGAGTATTTCTTATATTGGAACTTTTGTTGGTCAAATATAGTGTTACCATAAACATACGTAGAACCCCATATTGTAGTGGCTGGTACAACTTGTTCAATAAGGTCAACCCAATATGTGCCCACCAATTCAGAGAATTCAATCATTTCACAATAATCAAATTGTGAGCTAAGTGTATCACAATAGTCGGTACTATTCATATACCTATCATATAATAACCTAAGTGTTGGGTGGGAAGACATTGTTTTCCACCCCCTAACGTTTATGAGTTCACTAGAAACTATGTCCTTAAATTCTTTAAGTGATGTTATTGCCGACATCTCAGTTGTTAAAAGCTTATCTAAATCAACGCCATTATCACCACAAATAGTTGTTGTAAATGCTGTTGAGCATATTACATCTTCATATCTTAATTTTGTACATGATACTGGTATATCACAAAGGTCTAACGAATACCCAGTTGGGCAAGTGTAACCAATTGATGTACCCAAATCAAATTCACCACCAATTTTATCGGCAGTTGAGAATATTAACCCAGTATCACCAGTTGTTGTTGCACCTGTAAGTGTTTCGAAATCTATTGGGTTATATATTTCAGCACCAAAGGCGGTCTCAGCCGTGCTATTTTTACCTTGCATTTCAATTAAATGTTTTCCAGATGAAAATTCAAATGGGAATACATGCCACACTTTAAAATTATAAGAACTGAACCCACTAAATATAACTACTTCTATACCATCAACACTAAATTTACATGTGTTATCAGCCGCTAATGCAACATAATATGTCCCACCACTCACCAATTCAATACATTCAGAGAACCCTAAATATTCAGTTGTGGATGCTGAAATACCCACATTATTAAGCCTACCTTGTGATGCAGACCCAACAGAACCCCAGAATGTATTACCAGATAGGGACTGAGTTAATCTTGTTATCGTACCACCAGTTTGGTCTGTTACGATAGTAGATACACCAACTCTAGTGACTGGTAAGGCTCCATTGTCTTGAATAGATGGGTAGAAAAAGGTACCATGTTCTCCATAAGAAGGTATTGTGTCACCAGCTACAATAGTAGAGCCAGAACCATTGAATGTGGCAGCCGTTGTTGCACTATATACACAATTTGAACCATTATCAGTAAAACCATAAGGGCAGCCACAAGTAATTATTGTTTCTGTTGTACCCGTTGTTTCCGTAGATGCTGTTAATATGCATGGATTATCTTTAACATAGCAGAATAAGTCTTGCTCAATTGCATGGGATGGGTTGATATCTAAATCCACCTCTTTACTGTTAATTGCAAGTTTATAATTATTTATATCATATTGCGTATCTCTAAATCTAAGGTCAAACTCTCTATGTTTAAAATCCTCGTTTGATAACCATGATTTCTTATTATCACAAACCCTAATCATATCAAAACTTGGTGACGTACTAATGGTCGTTGAAGTATTATCAATTGTTGCACAATTTTTATCTAGGTTAACCCTATCGATTAATATTGCAAAATCAACACAACAACTCTTAATAAATAAAGAAATTTTAATCTTTTCATTACTTATCATATTTATAATGTTTTGGTTGGTAATTGATGTCTCAAATTTCAACCATTCAGAATTAAATGAGTTTTGAACTAGATTTTGGATTTGTGTTGACCCAGAATTTGGTAACACTTCCTGTAATTCACCCATTAATTGTCTATTAACATTTTGACAAGATGTTGTACCAGTAGTACCAGTTGATAATAACCCAGTATTTGGTTGGTTATCATTTAGGTATGTTGGTAGATTTCCAGCTCCTATGTTTAATATTGTTTCTTCATAAACCGTCTCTAATTTATATGTAATAGGGTTAACCATATCAACTGTCATACAAACATCAAGGGTTTCAAAAATATCAGTTACCGTTGAGCAAGGAATGTTTGGTTGTAATAACTCTAACCTTGTTAAAATCTCATCACATGATAACCCATCAAGTGATGATTGGGTTTTTAATATCGTTGCTTTCACAATCCGCCTAGCTGATACACTAACATCACAAGTCCCTAATAAATCACCCGTATTGTTATCTAATGCAACTAATTGATTGACTTCATCACAATCATAAAGTGATACGTCCATACCATTTGAATTGACCCATGCATTGTATGTGTTTGTACCTAAGATTGTTGACCATTCTAATAATCCAGCGTCTGTTAAACAGTATCTTGTCGTATCATCAGACGTTAACGGGAACGCTTTTGGTGGGAGACCAAAATTAACACCTAATTCACCAAATTGTGTTGTTTTTGTCTGTTGCACATATTTAGTGGAATCAACACCTGTTGGTGGGGGGTTATTATTGACACATTCGATAACATATGGTGTTGATTCTAATTCAGTTTGTAACTCAAACAACATAGTTTCATACTTATCTCTTTGTGATATGCAGTTATCGTATTCATTTTGTAATGTTTGAACTTCTTGGATTTCTTGAGCTGTCAAACCACCTGTTTGAGATATCGCTTCTTGTAATTTAATCATAACATCCTCACAATCAAATTGCATTAAATAATCAAATGAGACATCTAACGTACAATCTTCATTAGTATTTTCCTCCACATTAAATATAACACCCTCATTACCATTTGGGTTAAGAACCACCTTGAAAGGTTGGATTTCACAATTCTCAGCATTTTGACTCCACACGCATTTTTGAGTGTCACAATTAAAGGTATAATTTGGGTCTAATTTTTGACAACATGATTTAGTCATTGGTACAGGTGTAAATACACCATCACCATCGTTAATAAATAACGATACAGAACCGTTATCATTTTCAATAACTTTACCACCATTATTAATTATAGTGGTTTTGTCTTGACATGTAAAAGCGAAAAAATATCCCATTACCTCTTAGTGTTTTCTATATAAATACCAGCTTCATCATTGATTATTACACCAGTATCATTAATTTGATTATTCATATATTGGTCACATGGAATAAGCCCATCTTCCCTAGCGGTATATACCGCCTCAATCCAACTATCTGTAGAATTTTCTGGTGGTTTTGTTTCGAATTCAGATGGGGTCCAAACACTAATAACATAAATATCGTTCTTATCATCATACCAAGTATAATATACCGTATTACTTTCACCAGTCAAGTCTTGAATACCTGTTTCATTCAACATACACCCAATACCATTCTCACCTGTATTTGGGTCTATAACGCTTACAGGACTTGTATAACCATCAATACAAGAACAACCAGTTGGCGTAACCGCTGTTTGGGTTCCATCTGGCTTCTCAAATAATAAGAAATTACTAGTATAGGGTGCTATAATTGGTAGTTCAGATAAATTAATTGTTGCCAATTTCCAATCACATGTTGCATAACAACCACATGTCATAGTTTTACAACATAAATAACCACAATTAATTAATTCTGATGGTGTGTTACCACTAGTGCTTGTCCATGTTTCATCATAAATTGATTGACCACCAAATGCTCTACAACATTCTTTACTAATATATTTTGTGGAATAATTACCAGTCGTTGGATTACCAAACTCATCTACATTTTGATAAAAGTATTGGTTCGTTCCATATTCACCTTCTTTAACACTCAATATACTATCCACACAGTTAACAGGTGGTATTTCCGAATCACATTCAATATTGATTTTAAGTGCGTAATCCTCTTCTAATACATCACAACCACAATCTGTTATTTCAGATGCTGTTGGGTAAGGGTCTAGTATCTTATTTGTTGTCACCACAACACAATCTGAAAGGTCGACATCATCAACCGACACAACATCAACAAAATAGTCTCCCTCATATGTGTTAATTGTCCCAGAATTATAATTAGTGAATAAATTAGTTGTCCCAGTTGTCGTTGTAGATGACGATATCGTCACCGCAGAGAAATTTGGTATAAGATTATTAAATTGGTTAATATATGCCGCACCACCATCGTATGGTCCAACATGGGGGTTGTTTCCAGTTAATATATCAATAGTTGAACCACTACCAGCTGTTTGTCTATACCAAAGACCACCTTTTTGGAAGTACATATTTGGTGTATTACCCAAAACTCTTGGGTAACCATCAGAATCAACATTATAAAGGCTTATATCTGGTTCTAAACCATTTTCAATCAATAATTTCTTAAATAAATCAACATCAATAGCTTCTTTTGCCAAATAAATGAATTCATTGAACTCGATAAGCCCATCTGGAGCACCGATAAATTTAAATAAAAACTCAATTGACTTCCTAGCACCCTTAGATTTCCAAAGCCATGGTGTGTTAAGGATGATTCGTCTCCACATTTCAACTTCTGCCTCAACAGCGGTATAACCTATACTCATACCAGAATAGCTTGATGGGGATGAGGTCACATAATTTTTAAGTAAGTTATTTTCTAATACGGACGACACTAAATCCCAACCCATTGTCTTAGCTAAATATTTTAATATTACATCTGGGGTGTTATTACGTTGGTCGTATGTTACTGTATTAACATATTGTATACCATCTATATATCGCTTAATATCATCATACTCTCTACCATAAATCTTAAGTGTTTTATTCATCTTCTGACCCGCAGTCTCTTCCACAATACCATCACACCTTGGTACGGTGTCAAAATCAGATATTGACTCAGCAGTAAGAAATCTAACCATAAGATTGGTCTTACTCTCATCAAAATTAGTGGCGATGTTAATTAAATTTGAAACAAATCTATCATATTGTGTTGTATTGAAGTCTAGATTATATCCATCTGAAACTGGCCAAGTTAATATTTTTGTTTGATAAACAACAGAACCAGCGTCCGTTTTTTCTGGGAATTTATATACCGAAGTGTATTTTGGTTGTGTTAACCTATTTAATAGATTAGATTCAAAATCTGGTAATGTGTTGAAAAACGTCTCTTCTTTTAATTTATTAGGTTTTATATGATAGTTTGTTGTTGTTGTTGTACCTGTAATGTTATTAAAGGGGTTACCCTTAACCTCAAGGTAGATATAATCATTAGATAAACTAGTTGAGCCAGTTAACCCTAATATTTTATACTCTACCATATCATTAAATATACTATAAAATGGGTAATTAATTACTATGTCCCTTAAATCGTTTGACTCATTAAATGTGTTAACAATTGTCCCATTTTTCAAGAAATTAATACCATATGGGTTATTAATATGGCTAACATTTACTTTAAATGTTGACACATCCGTTAATGGGGTATGGTTATAATCCTCAACGGTTAACTTGTTTGAATAAATACCAGAAATTGAGGTCACATATAACGATGCTGGCCATTTTGTGATAATTTCTTCAAGTGATACTCTAACATATTCTAGAAGACTACCGAAATAAGCATAATTACATAGGTTTGTTTTATCTAACTTTAACTTAACCTCTGAATTATTAGTTAATAATATGTCTGACTCTTCCCCAGTTAAATCTAAGTCACAAAGACTTACAAAATTTGAAAATTTATTTGTTATAAATAACTTACTAGTTTTTGGCTCTATGGATGTCGTAACTGAAAAATTACCAAGGGTAAATACCGACTCACCATCAGTTGATTGATTACCAACTAAATTAGGTGAAAAATTTCTATATTCTATATCCCCATTGAATACATCTTTCGTTGCATAACCTATTACTTTTATTTTATCGTTAGCCATTTATATTAGTTATATTATTTATTATATGTTTATTATACTACTAAAATCTTTATCGAAGTCTATTGCATCTCTTTCTTCTCTAACCTCAAATAATGGTGTACCTGTAAATTTATCTTTGATTTCATAAAGGTTATATTGTTTATAAATATCATTACTAAAGTTGTATATAGTATAAATACCGTCTTCAAGAGATTTTGTTTGATTTCCGAAGATTCCATATGCTAATGTTTCAATATCGTGTTCTACCATTTCGATTTCAAGCATGATAGGGTTAAAAAATGTATTGGTTATAATAACTTCTTGATTTGGCGCACCAATATTGGGTAATACATTTGGCTTCACATTGTTAGCCGAACTAGGTGTTAGTGTACAAAATGTGAGTGTTGAATTATCATTAAACCTATAACGAATCGACTTTTGATTTGAATTTGTTAGGTTTTGGTTCACTGGCTCCGCTCTATTATTACTCGTAATTATCCTAAAAAGATTATGGACTTTTGCATCATTTCCATTGTTAACGTCTAAATATTCGACTCGATATCCATTTAACCCACCATTTTCAAATTTAGATACAAACCTACTATTAATAGTTGCCATATCAAATAATAACCCTTTAATATCTGGATATGCCGATAAAACACCGCAATCCACAATTCTAGTTCTTATCTCAACTGGTTTAATAATCACAGTATAAAATCCCTTAACACCAAAATCAGCAACTGGTAGTTTAAGTGTATACATACCACTAAATAGTTGAAATGAAGTCACGTTTGACCCTCCTTTTGATGGGTCATCTATTGGTATTAAATAGTTTGATGGGTTAAGTACTTTAATTAATGAATCACCAACACTATTTCTATTTGGTGTGTAATGTATGAAGATATCCACATCATCTGGTGTAATATCCGCTGGTCTAACTATTCCGTATGTTCCGCTTGCAAAATACATGTTATATTGTTTTTAATAATTGTGTTATTGTTATTGAACACTTATTTTTATTTTTAAATTTTCTTCTGTTTTTTATTGTTTTACCGTTCTATAAAAACCATTGTTATATCTTTCTAGGTGTTCAAGACTTTCAACTTCTGATAATCTAAGGTGTTTTTCAAATACCGTTGTATTACCTCTATCAATAAATACATCACTAAGTACTTCTGGTGGCTGTGTAATACCAAATAAATATTCTTCTTTAGTTAATGCTGATAATGAAGTGTTCGTTTCGTTCCACCCTTCACCATTATAATGAACCGTTGTATATTGTGTGGGGCCTGTGAACCCAGAAACTTTTCTAAGAGCATTGGGGTTCTTAGGTACTTGACTAACACGACCAGTATATGTACCACCAGTATAATCATTATATAATATACCAGTACTTTGATTAGATGTTCCAATAAATACATCATTATTAGTGTCAAAAACATATGTAGTTGGTGTTTCAACACCAGTGTTAGTGGTACTACCTAATTGTGTTATTCTGCTTCTACCATCAATAACATCCCCTACGTAATTAGTATACGTTGTCTTTTTAACATCAAAACCAGTTATATAATTTTGAAGTTTATTATAGCTCTTAACCCCAACCTTTTTAGTGTTAGTCTCACCACTTAATTTACCCGCATAAGCCCAATAATCGGAAACCTCATCACCAACCAACCTAACAAATCTATCATCTATTGGGTTTGTTGTTGTCGGTGGTTGTATACCACTCATAAATGGGAAGGTATATCCAGATAAAGATAGTTTATTTGTTAAAATAGTATAGTCTGGTGTTGATAAATCCACGTCTTCACCCGTAAAACTAATATCGGTGAACATACCCATATCATCAGAATTTTGAGTCAACATTACCTTAACATAGAATGTGTCAGCAGTCATAGTACCGTAAGGTGAAGTACCCCCAGTATATCTAACCGTTGCTGGTTCAAATGATATTTTCCTTTTAATTACTTCCATTATAATGCTTGTATTTCATAAATATCTATTGTTATAGAATTTCCAATACGGGTGATGTTATTTGAATATGTTTCATCTAATACATAAAAATAACCAGTATCGTCTCTATATAATACATATCTTGTATATAATTTATGTACGAGGTCATCAATGAAATAAGGTACGCTTTCTGTCATCATATTAGTAATAGAGCCATTTGCTGCATTGTTAAACGTGGCCCTCATATACAACTCCTTAGGGAGTGATGCTGTAACCTCGTCCTTAAAATTATAAATGTAGAACCCTTCTGCAAAACCTTCTGGGTTTTCTATCGGGTCTGAAAGCATAAACCTAACTGGGATTTGATTAGCTGGCTTTGGTAAACCAGCTTGTGGCCCAGTTAATTGGATTTCTGTGGTTGTAATTCTTGGAAATATATTTATAAAGGATAATAATCTTTGGTTAGTTGCCCTATCACTATCATAAAATGAAAGATTAAGAAATGAATCCTCAAATCTATTCTTACCAAATCTAATATCATCATTGTTAACCCCAATATCTGAATACATGGTAGGTGTTGTTGGAAATCCAGTGGTGTTTAAAAATTTAACATTATAAATTATTTTATCAATCGCTCTATGTGTCGAAATATCTGTTGGGTCTGGGAAATATATTGGAGTAAATCTAACCTTTTCATAATCTTGAATAGGGTTAATTGCTTTCTCAACCTCAACATCCAAGAATTTCCTGTCCACTAACTCTGCTTGGTCAGTAGTCCTTGGTGTTAAGTTAATTGGTATATTAAAGTATGTATCTGTTACCCCAGATAACGCTGATATTTTTATATTATATTTATTCGACATGTAAAATTACTTTTAATTATTCTATTATATTATCTTTAATTAATGAAAAGTGCGTTAGCAGACATTTTGTACAAAGTTTGTAGTAAAGTTATCACCCATTGGGTCGCCAGCTGGGTCAGCAGATGTTATTTGTGAATAATACAACCCAAAAAACCCAAAAGGGTCTTGCCTCTTAAGTGTGAAACATAAATTTTTATGTAAGTAATGCGCACCATTTAAGAATGGGTAATTTACAGGGTTATCTTGACCCTCGTTGAACCCAATACTCAAGAAATCTCTCCAAAGCCATCTACCATCCCCCAAATCCTCCGCATAGTCTGGTATTCCAGCTGTTGATAAATCACCTTGTTCAATATAGGCTGAGAAGTTTCTAACTATATATGGGTAATGTGCTTTATAGTAATAACCCTCTTGTCTTGGTCCAGTAGCCACTGATGTACCACTACCGACTCTATTCGCAGTATTGAATCTATGGTTAATCTCACCAAGAATCGTTTCACTAACCTTAAATTTATTATATTCAACAACATCACCATAGAAACTATTAGATGCTATTGTTACATTGTTTTCAAGTGGTGTGTGACTAAGTGTTGGGTTTGTAAATCCATCATGAATCCTTCTAATATCTGGAATATCAACCTTATACGCATCACCACCAGACGTTGCTTGAACATCTGGCATATATGGTACCTCAACACCCGATTTAACATTAGTAAACCCATTAAAACCACCACTAAGTTGATTACCCTTAGTTTTAATGATTGTCATATATATTTCTGATATCGGCCTACCTAGATTATCTGTTAAATCACTAACATCAATATCTTCATTAACTATCATTTGTGATACATCATCATTGTATATGTTATTAGCAAATGATAATGGATATATCTCATAATCATCGTTTTCCATTCTTGGTTTTACCCTAGTTTTAATCTTCTCAAATATCCTAAAATAATAAACACTTTCTTGCCCACCAACAACCTTCTTAATTCTACTATTATTACCAATTAAAAATAATGTTGGGTCAACATCGATAACGAAATAATAACCCCTAAGGTCACCATTATCTAAACCGATTCTTTTAACGTCATAATCACCATCATAATTAGTCCCAGTTATTCTAACTATATCACTTTGTTCAAGATTATGTAATACTGGTATACCTATGGCTGTCATAACCCTTTTACCCACTTCAACCGCTCTCTTGTCAAACATTAAAAGACCACCAGTCGTTAACGCTGTATCCGCACTAGAACTAGGGTAGGTAAGTGTTATTTCCCAATTTCTAACTGGTTCTCCAAGGTCACTTGGGTCACTTGGGTCACCATTACCATCTAAATTAAATCTATCCTTAGTGAATGATAATCTTCGTCTCTTTGGTTCCATATCGATGAAGTTACATAAACCATCAGAAAATGTATTAGGGCTATAATAACCAAACCACCCATCAATTTCTTTAAGATGTCTAGTTACTGACTCTTTAAATGTTAAATCCTCTTCATCATTAATACCATTATCTGTTGGTCCCATTGCTGGGTATGTTTGGTTTCTAAAATTATAAGTGTTAAAACTATCCCAACTATCAGAACCAGAAATATTAAATAGTGGATTACTCATTAAGGGTCTTATCGTAGCAGAAAATCTATAGTAAGTACCTTCTTGTCTTTCTTTATTAAATCTTTCACCAACATCAACGATATGATTCATATCACCAACTGGTAATGTAGATTCATTATTTACCATTTCAACCTTCATGTAACTATCTACATTATTTGAATTTGCTGCGGTGCCCTCACCCAATCTATATTTTATTCTTTCATCCATTAATTTATGGTTATAGAGTTACTAACTTTCTGACAACCTTGATTATCAGTTATATATAATACCCAAACAGTGCCACAGTCACTTCCTGTTATAGAAGGGCTTACCACTGCTGTTGTAGATACACCGTCTTTATACCAATTATAAGAATAGCCACCCCAACCGCCATTAACGGTTGCTGTAAGTGCACTTGTATTTGCTGTATTACAGATATTTGCATTTTGTGAAATACTAACTGCTAATTGACTAGTTGGTGTTTGTGATAATATATCAACAGGTGTGTTCACAGTACAGTTATGTGTCGTTTCAGCCATTGTAAATAATGTGACATTAGATGCGACATAATTAGTTACAGTAACGATAGTACCATTAGGTACCGCTGTAAATGATTGCGACCCACCAGCCCAAGTAATTACGAATGGACCATCAACCCAAACTCTGAATTTAGGGTCAATTTCTGGGTTAATATCTGTCCAACAATAATATTCTGGAATGTATTGTAGTCTCATAGCAGCTGATGGTACTTGGCCATTACCTGGTATAAAGTCACCAAAACTTGTCGAAACACAACCATTATCATCAATCAACCTAAAATCATATTTCGAATCTTTATGTAATGTCGTCATTATAGCGGTTGTTGTTCCAGCATTAAATGGTTGGGTAATAACGGGGGTCGTTGGTAGGTTATTGGTGTCTCTAGGTGTTGCCTCAATCGTAAACCCACCATCTGCGGATGTTGCAAACATAGGGTAAATATTTTGAGATTGTGGGTTATTATATGTCCAACAATACCAATTATCAATATATGTAATGTTAGGTGTTGTAGATGGTACTATTATTACAGTATCGGTATCAACTTGTGTCCCACCACTTATAATTGGGTTATACCCAGAGTCTGATACTACGATATCATACATACCAGCCGCTAACCCAGAATTATTGGCCGTACTTACTGGACCATATGGAACCGTACTACCACTAATAGTGATATTATATGGTGGTGTTCCCCCAATACCACTATTTAATGATATATTAATAAAACCATTATCATCACCACATGTTGTACCACCAAAATCTGTTAACCCTTGAATTGAAAGTGTTGGTGGTTCGGTAATTGTAGCACCAGTTGATGGGTTTGTACAATTACTACCATTACCGTTATCATCGGTAACTGTAACAACATATGTCCCAGCTGGTCTTGGAAGTACTTCTTGAGAACCAACCATAGTTACTTGTGGTGCTGAATTAATACTATATAAATAAGGGGGTGTACCACCAAATACTTGAATTCTAAGTTCACCATCACCACCGTTGGTTAATGAATTTGTAGATGTTGTTGAACATGTGAAAGCCGATGGTTCATTAACCGTAAACGAAATTGTAGATGTCCCACCCTCAGAATCTGTAACACTTAGATTGTATATACCAGCACAAAGACCAACTATATCACCAATAGATGTTGATGGGTTTGTATATCCATTAGGGCCAGTCCAATTGTATGTGTAAGGTGCTTCACCACCAACAACAGTAACGCCAATTTCACCATCACAAACACCAGAGGTTTCCGCATCATCAACAATACCACTAATAATAAAATTATTTTTAACTACAACATCACAAGTGGTGAAGTATTTCCTATTCATCAATTCAACGGCTGTCTGACCTGGCATCGTACCAAAGTAAAAGTAGTAAGAATTTTTAGATTGTACATAACCACTATTCTTACCACCACTTGGTGTCCAATAAGGTTGTCCAGTCGAAGTGCCTCTAAAATCCTTATATTCTTGACCTATCGTTGAGGTTACTAATGAGGTGGTGCCAACACCAATACCAAACCCAGTTTCAATACCAGATGGTAACCCATTTGCGAACGCTGGCCACGAATTCAACTTAGTCGGTCCGACATTAATATTTAATTGATAGAAAATATCTCTAATTCTATCAGCATATGGTTGTACTAAGTCTTGGTCATTTAAATAGCAGTCTGACGGCACTAATAAAGTATTACTAGGTGATAATTGACCCTCGTCTATATTCATACCAAACTCACACTGTCTCTTGAAATTGTCACATCTAGGACTACCATTTATTTGACCAACGGTTAACCCTCTACAATCAATATCAAAAAACACACCAGACGAACCATTACTACCTGTTGATGTCAAACCACAAGCGGTTTTAACTGTTGTATTATTACCATTAACGTCAATTAACCATTCATCAATATATGGTGCTCTTTTATATGTTGTTGGTATTAGGAAAGGTTGTATCTTTGGGATGCCTTGCCAATCACAATCAAAGATGGAACCTAAATGTATTAGTTCGGTTGCAAATAATTTTTGAGATAAGTTACTAGCATATGGTGCGTAGTATAGTGTATCGACATCTCGACCATCTGGTAGTCTTTCTGTAACCATTTTAATGAAACCCTCGTCAATATATTGTTTTGACGTTTCTTTAACACCCAATCGTCTATCTCGACCATCGATACAAGTATCAACGAAGAAACTCTTATCACATCCATTGTCAGAATCTGGAGAATCACAATCTACATCACAGAACTTTTTATCACCACCCTTTCTCTTTTTAAATTTTAATAAATATGTGTATAACGTACCGTTAATCCAATCATTATAGAAGTCTAGTTCAAACATATTTAGGGCTTCGGCTAATTGAATTGCAAAACAATCAGTTAATCCAGCACCTAGAACATCATGGCCTGGGTGTCCACAATTTTTACTACCAAAACTTAATGCAGTCCAATGTTGAATATTCTTAGGGTCTTCTTGATTAGTTCTAGCTGCCCAACAACCTAACGAGCCACCATTAATATCACTTGGGTCGCTATCTCCAGAACCTAATGCAGCGTTAGTGTTGTTTATGTCAGTACAATTACACCCTGGTGCAAATACTTGGTCAGCACATGTTAATGAAATACATGGTACGTAATTCAAAATAGTGTTACACTCACATTCTTTATCACTATAATCGCCAATACAACCCTTTTTTAGACAATTATCTTTATCAAAAGACCCAAGACTAAGACCACCTATTATTTTACAAATGGTCTTTGCAAACCCAAACACGGTCTTACATATAACCTTAAGTACTGCATTAATAACCTTTATAATAAGGTTAACAAACGCAATAATGGTACTATTAATTAACCATATGATTAATGTCATAATACTCATAATAATACAGATAATTAGGAATAATGGGTTAAAGTCAGTATCAACTCGATTAAACGGAAATGCGTTTTTACGTCCAACACAGTCATCAACATCTTTTATACCTGTCATATTTCTATTATCAGCACACTTATTACCTAAACATACCGCTTGGATTCTAGGTATAAAATTTGAAACTGAATATATTTTATTCCAATGGAAATCTCTAAAGTGTTCATCACTAGTATTCTCACTAAAATTGTAATCAATTTGTGATGGATTTGTCGGGTTATGTGGAACTAGATATTTTGCGGTAGTCCTAAGTCTACCTTCATCACCAGAAATATCTTTACTAATTCTAAACCTAACTCTAGCCTTTGTCGGCAGTCCCTTATTAGGGTCTTCGGATGGGACAAGGTTACCGAATTCGTCAGTAACAATTACATCTAGATTCATTGGTATTTGATAGGCCCACGAACCAAATTCGTTAACAACCCTACCACCCTCAACATCAAATCTCTCAATCTTACCATCTAGGGTTTTTCTAATCATCTCCACGGTACCCTCACTAGTATCTGTTTCACATATCCTACCAAAGTCTTTTCTAGGTCTACAGTTCTTATTGATAGAGTTCTTTTCAGAGTCAGAAAAAAGGCTACCCATAAAGATTGCTGATGGTGTGATTCGTTTTTTAATATCCACATCAACTCTACTAATACCAATATCACATTGTTCTTTATCACCCCAGAATGGTTGTACATTAACACCCTTCTTATATGATTTTATTTGAATTAATTTATCTAAATCTTTATCATCTTTAAATTTGGTTGGACTTTCGAATTTTTTCTCAGATTCACCTTCTGAAATATAATCGTAGGGTCTTTGAGATGCCAAACCAATATCTGAAAGGTCAACATCAACATTAAGTACATGATTACCAGTTGGTACACCGAATAACATAAAGTCACCAGCAGAGTTTGTTGTTGTTGTGAATTTATAATATTTATCATATACTTCAAGAACAGTATCATTATCAATAACCTCTCTCTTTGCTGGGAACGTCCCTACTGGTGTGAAACAAGTTTCTAAGGGGTTAGGGTCGGTCTGTAGTAGATTGTACCTTATACCCTCACTATCTGTATCATCAATTACCTTAAATGGGTAAAGTCCTTTAATTTCACTATCTTCTTCATCTTCATCAGTTAGAGGGACAAATATCGACACCTTAGCGTTTTCTACACCAAACCCATTGTTTACGATAACCCTACCAACAACCACACCATAGTCTGAACAAAATCTACTATACGCTTCCGCTTGAGATATCTTTAACGATAATATCTCAATAAAATCAAAATCTTGCTCTACCTTTACTTTAAGGTATGAATCATTCCCATTTGGTGTTGTTCTTATTCTAACTGTTTTTGACATTTATAGTTTTACTTTATCTACTCTCTCTGCTATATCGTAAGCATCTGGGTTGTCAGAATCTAAATCCTCATAATCGTCTGGGTGTTCTTCTTCAACTTTTTTCTTACCAATACCAATAGACTTAGCAAAATCTAATAGTGTTGGCATCAAGTCAACATCACCTCTATTAAGCATTATTGTTTTAAATAATAAATACACAACAAACAACATAATTAGTGGTGTGGTAAGTAATCCTATTGCAAACAATATAACCCTCATTACAACATTAAATAGTTGAAAACCAAAATCTGACTTAGTTGGTTCTGTTTCTCTTTTTTTACCGTTTTTTTTGAATACACTTAATAAAGCTTCCTCAGCTAACCCATCTTTTTTGTTTTTACAACTTTTACAACCCATTTCTTCTTTTTTAATTTTTTGTTATAACACTAATATAGTAATTATAATCACTAAAGGAAAGCCTATACTGTTTTTACACGACAAGCGATATCCTTAGTTGGGTTTTTAACCTCAAACATTGTTGTTGATTCACCGAATAGTGTAAATTGACCTAATAAGTCAATTTGTTTTGACTCTGAGTCTAAATATGGTTGTGATATCTCATTCATAGAATATTCACCACCACCTACTTTATTATAGATTCTCATATCAATGATATTTAACACACCCTTTATGTTATTTACAATTTCAATTAAATCAGAAATATAAATATTATCCCCCATCTCAAACTTATTAACATCCATATATTTAGTTATTTGAGATATCGTTTCAGATATTATTTGTGCTTGTGGAAATTGTTTATCGACAAATAAATCAACTTCAAACGATAAATTAACGATTTTACCATTTGAAACCTCTACATAATCATTAACCATTCTGTAATTAGCTAAATATGTTGCTACGTTATCTCTAAGGGCGTTAGTTGACTTATTAGTTAATTTCCCATTACTATCTAAACCTAAAATATATATTTTAATTTTATTTTGTTCTTCAAAGACACCACTTCTGAATGGAATACCAAACTCACCTGGCATTAACGATATTCTTGATTGGTAATCTTTAAGTGTTACACATCTATTTTGTGCTGAGAAGTTATATCTAACAAGATTTCTTAATTCCTCAACAGATGGTTCATTTTTACCGCCTAATGCTGGTATTGGGTTATTTACACTTAACGATGCCCTAACAGCATCGTTAATTGCGTTATCTGTACCATCAATAGACATATTAATAACGGTCTTGCTTTTGATTACATTAGACCCAATATTAGTATTACTACCACCCCCAACCCTATATTGGATATACATTGTATGATTTGGGGGTAATGTAAGTCCTAGTGATGAATTATTTATAAAATCACCAATACTATTCACCAATGATTTATTCGTATCAAATTCACATAACGATGAGATATCTTCCGACCCACCACCAAATATCACTTTAGTAAACCCTAAGTCCGTATATTCCCTAATAAATCGTTTATCTACACTTATGAATTTACCTGGTAAAACACCAGAATTATCAGATACCTTACTGTCATCCGTTGTAAATATTTTATCCTCAGCTAATGAATCCATTTCAAACCATCTTAAATCTGTATCTAAAAATTGGTCTAATGTTGGTGTTGTGCTATAATTAGTCCCTTCTAATGTAATAATAGATGATACTGATATCACATCATCATCTGGGAGTATAACCTCTAAGAATGGTTTAGAATCACTAGGACCAATAACCCTTTTAAATATTTTGGTTACACCATTGGTTACAAATTCTCTCTTAATTAAATTATAACTACTAATATTATTATTAGCGTCAAAATTAGGGATAATTTTTCTATTTGGGATACCACCTAAATTAAATGGGTTTGAAAAATCAATATCATTTGGATTTTCGAATATTTTACCACTACCAGATATTTGACTACCTTGTCGTATTACAGGTGCATATGTAATATCGAATGTATCACCGAGTACTGGGACTGTTACCGTGAAATCAACTAATGATACGGAGGGTCTTTTTCCTGGCACCTTTAACCCAAATGTTCTAGCCATTGAGAGAATGGACTTTCTCTCTTGTGCAAAATCAATTTGGGTTTCTTGAAACGTTTTATCTGTATTAAACGATAACATATCACCAGTAGCTGCATTTAACTCTAAAAGCATCATACCAACAGAAGCATCATTAAAATCATTAAATATTTCTGGGTAATATTGTCTTACATAGTCTATTAGGTCTGACCTAATATCGGCAAAGTTTCTTGATGTGTAATTTATTTTTTTAGTTGCCATAGTTTTTATAAGTTAATTATTATAAAGTCAGTTGATTCAAATACATCGTCTGTAACGGTGTAGTCAATTCTTATTGTCGCACTATATTCAATATTTTCATTTGCCTCGACAATAACCTCGTCAATAGTGAGATTCGGTAAATATTTTTTAACCGTATTAATTATTTCTGACTTTATTTCGGATAATGTTGTACCATCTTTGGGTTCAAATATGAATTTTAATAGGTTCGTACCAAAATCTGGTAGGTAAAGACGCTCACCTTTTTTAGTTAAAATTAGGTGCATTAGGTCGGCCTTAATAGCAGAACTATCATTATCATTCAAGTCTAAAAAAAACCCCTTACTACTATCTTGAAAGGGAAAGTTTATATTGATAAAAGTCCCGTTAGCCATGATTTATTGTTTTAGTTTTAAATATAAATCCTTTATATTTTTTATTTTCTTTATTCATTATTTTATTCATTACTTTAGAGATAGTTGAAATCGAAACTGAAAAATTGTAACATACTTGATATTATCAAGTTTCCATCTGCCATATTATTACTGTCTTTATTACATAAATACTATAATAAATGTTTTTAGAAAATAAATGATTCAATTAAAAAAGGTGTGATAAACCTAAGGTCTTATTTTCACACACTATCATTCTTAAAATTAATTAGATAATTTCTTAATTCTATTACATGTGAATACGTTTAACCATAAAAAAAGGGTTCCCTTTCGGGAACCCTTTTTATTTGTATGGACAATTAATGCAATTATTATTACAACAATACCCTCGATTTAAGTGATACTTATGTGTTAGCACTATATTACCATTCTCAATATAGTAATCTTCTTCTGTTAATTTACCTTTATTATTAACATTATGTTGTTTTTCACACATCTCTTTAACATATAAAGAAAAAATCCAATCATCATTAACCATTATCTTTTCTTAATTTATAAATTTGTAAGAAAATCTGATAGTTCAGTGGGGTGTCATTACCCCACTGAACCTTAGATTTCTTAACCTTAGTATTTTTAACCACACTTGGCATGGCCACAGTTTGAGCACGTTAAACACCCTTCTTGAAATACCAATGAGTCTTGTTCACATGATGGACATTTGTTATCACTCTTAGTACCATCTGGTATAAATCTTTTAATGACTCTACTAACTCCATTCTTCCAAGTTGTAAGGGTGTCATCTTCTAAGTTAAGAGAACCAATTAGGTCAACAACATATGGAAGTGGCATACCATGTCTAAGAACACCAGAAATCATTTTGGCGTAATTCCAATATTCCTTGTTAAATGAGCGTGATAACCCTTCAATAGTAATCTTGTAACCATCCTTATCTTCATATTGGAAGTCATAACGACTAGTTCCATCGTCATTTCTAGCTTTAACGATAAAGCCAGACTCAACACCAACTGGTATAGATGGGAGACCATCAAGTTTACCCGTAAACATTTCATAAGGTCGACCTTCTAATATCCCAACCACGGCAATCCATTTTTCATGATTGTTCTGAAATCTTACGATTTCAGAATCCATTTTTCGTGGTCTTTTAGGTGCATGATGGTCTTCAAACAATTGATTCTTTTCTTCTTTCTTTTTTTCAGTGGCCGAAATTAACACACCACTTCTAGAACCATCTCTATAAACTGTAAGGCCCTTACAACCAGATTTCCAACCAGTTTCATATACTTTAGAAACTATTTCTTCTGATACATCATTTGGTAAGTTAACTGTTACTGAAATACTATGGTCAATATGTTTCTGAACCATCCCTTGCATCTCTACCTTCTTAACCCAATCAACATCATTTGAAGTTGCGCCATGATAAGGTGACTTCTCTACAATATCAGAGATATCCTCATCCGACATAACTTTAACCTCATCTAAATCATATCCCTTAGCAATGAGATATGTCTCAAATTTATGGTGAAATACTGGGTATTCTTGCCATGTATCACCCACCTCATCAGTGAAGTCAATTCTAGCCCCAATATCGCTTGGGTTTATTTTTCTACGTCTTGTGTAATAAACCATAAATACGGGTTCAATACCAGAGGATGTTTGAGTAAGTATAGATACCGACCCAGTTGGGGCGATTGTTAATGCTGCAATATTTCTTCTACCATACTTAATAAGGTCATCATATAAACTTGGGTTTTCTTCTTTTATTCTAAGCATGAAAGGGTTGTTAACCTCCCTATCTTTATCCCAAATAAGAAATGTACCCCTTTCTTGCGCCATTGTACACGATGAACCATAAGACGAATGTTTAAGTCTCATATGAAGATTTTCTGAAAACTTATTACCTTTTGTAGTACCATATTTAATACCTAAAGCAGCCAGCATATCACCTTCGGCTGTAATGCCAAGACCCGTTCTTCTACCTTGTTCACATTTACCTTTAATTTTCTCCCAAAGGCTAAGTTCTGTAAGTTTAATTTCATCTGATTCTGGGTCATTACTAATCTTATTAATAATATTATCAATCTTTTCAAGTTCAAGGTCAATAAGGTCATCCATAAGTCTTTGTGCGATTATCGAATGTTCATTGAATAACTCATAATCAAAATACGCATCCTTTTCAAATGGATTAACAACATATGAATATAAGTTAAGTGCCATAAGTCTACATGAATCATTTGGACATAATGGAATTTCACCACATCTTCGTGTAGATAATCCGTTTACTATTATACTTTTTGACACATCTTCTTTAATACAGAATACTGGTTCATTTTCTAATTTATTTACTTCTACGATTGAATCAGTATAATTATCCTTTACTCTAAAATTGTGCTCTACATTCATTTTAGTTTCTTTCTCTATATCTCCTAAGAACCCTATAGTGTTTCTATATTTTACAACGGAACCACCAACACTAATTAATTCATACTGCGCTTTTGTTTTATATAAAGAACTTCCACCCTTACCATTTGGTAACATAGTTTCACCTTTATCTCTACGTTGATATACTCCAAACAACATACCATTAGAGTGTGCTATCATTTGTATTTCTTTTAAGAATTTTTTATTACTTTGTGATAACCTTATGGTAAATCCAGACCTTTTTGAACCTTGGAAAGAACCATCACAATACATCATTGATGCTAAATAAAACTTACCAATATTTGTAGATGATGAATTCATAATAAATTCTGGGACCTGAAGCTTAGTGCTTCTGTTGAAGTTATATTCGTTTAACAAATGAGATAGCCACGAAGAACTTATTCTAATTTTGTCTAATTCTTCTATTTCCGTAATAAAATATTTTGATAATTCTCTATTTTTATTATTTTTAATAACACCAATCCTTTCATATAACTTATCTATAAGTCCACAAATAAAATCTTTCATCCTATTTTTATCAGCACCCCATATATCTAAATGTACTCTACTTCTTTTTTTATCAAATGTACCATCTCCACTTATTAACCCTATTAATGTAGATAAAATTTCATCAGTAGTTTCGGGTGTTTTATTTAATATTGTTCCGTTACTTTCGGGTATTGAGATTAAAATGTTATGGTCTGGTGTTATATCACTAGCCTCTATCATCCCTGCTGTGGTTGCTATATGGTGGTCTGGCGTACACCTCACACTAAACCCTTTTGATGTTGTTAACTCAATGATTTCAGCATCAGCCTTTGTTAAAAACACATGACTACCTTTTCTGTTTGTTGTTCCTGTTTGTTTATTATCAATATTCCAATACTCCGCTTTTTCTTCTTTATTTATATCTTCGGTATAAGAAATTCTATTATCACAAACAACAATATTATCCCCACCTTTATCATACAAATCTCCAAATTTAACATATCCACTATCCGTTAATAAATATTCGCTAGATGGGAAACAAGGGTTTGTAGATACTGTTCTAAATCCAAGGTCAGCATAACAGTCTGGAACTGACTCTCTAATTAGTGTATCCCAGAATAAAATACCTGGTTCGGCACTATTTGAAATTGGTAACCCATTTGACAATAGAAAAGTGTGATTATCATCTACGGTAATATCGTAAACGAAATCATGATTATCTGTAACTTTATCAACAGCAGTAACTTTTTCATAATGAACATCACCAGACATCACCTCGTTAAAGTATGTTATATCTTCATCTAATAGATTATCTTTTCGAACATCAATTACGTTTTCCATCACACTACTTGATACCTTTTCACAACTAAATACCCTTGCTCTATTAAATGTTTTTTTATTATACTTAGTTGGAATACCAAACTTTTCTTTAATATTACCGTATAAAGATGATTCTAAACGACTTGTTTTATTTTTTAACGTAAATCCAATATCTGATGAGAATATAGTATTATATTGCTTAAATATATTAAGTCTATGTGATACACTTAATATTTTTTTACCATTTATAACCTTATTAGTATTATTATAACTATCAATTTTAGAGTGAATACCAAAGAACAATAACATTTTTTGAATATCATTTATTAAATATTCTCTTACCTGTGAAATTGAGATTATCCCCTTATTACTAATAGTTCCATCACCAGAGAACATTCCATTAATAAATGCCCCAACCAAGGTCTTATCTAATGCCCATAACTCATCGAAAATTTCTTTTTCCTTTGTTATGCCTAATGACATAATAAGTGATACTAAATAAGAGGAATTAAATGATATTGTAGTAGAATTACCTTTAACCGATGTTTCAAAACCATTGGATATTGTATCTGAAATACCATTAAAAATATCTAGATATTCTTCAAGCTCATCACTATGTATACTTAATCTTATACTGTTATTATGAATACTACCTTCTGCATAAAAAATACCTAAAAATTTCATGAAATTTACATCTAAAATGAAATTTTTAGGTATTTCTAAACCATTATAATAAAGTATAATATTTTCATTATTAATAATTAATTCCTTAATTGATGCTAATTCATTATTTAAAAGTCTTAATGGTAGTTTCTTATTTCTAATAAATGAATTAATTTTACCTTCTCCATTTTTATATTTTCCCATTAATGAATTTATATCACCTCTTTTTAATATTTCACCTAAACCATCAAACCATACGTATGTTGTTTTGTTATCAATGAATCTATCTAATAGGTTAATGCTATTTATATTGATAGGATTTTCTGACACCGTACTATTTGCAGATACAATAAAATCACCTACGCTAACCTTTCCAATAGGAATATTACTAAGTTTACCGTATTTATTTAAAATATATACAATGTGGTCCTCTGTAGCAGTAATATTTTTTTTTGATTCAGTTGTTAATTTAAATATATCTTTATCATTTTCATACTTTTGAAAGTCTGATATTGGTTTCCTTTCAACTTTCTTAGTCTCTAAGTTAAGTGATAAAATTTCATAGAATTTACTAGTCTTATCTATGTTATATAACTCACCCATATTCATCTTCTTGTTGATGCCGTTTTCATAAACAAATACCTCAGTATCATATGGTACACATTTCCATGCATTATGTATTATTTTCTCCCAAATCCTTTTAGCGTCCACAACCTTAGTATGTGTTGGGTTATTAGAACCTACAGGGTATGTAAGTGTATAATCTTTACCAGCTAACGCTGCTTTCATAAAACCATCACTAATTTTAACTGATACATTAGCACCAGTTACTTTACCAGCAACCGTTTTAGCATCGATAAAAGTTTCAGAATCTGGGTGGTCGATAGCAATTGATTCCATTAAAGCACCTCTTCTACCACCTTGTGCCACTTCTCTAGTTGAGTTTGAGAAACGCTCCATAAATGGAACAACACCCGTAGATGTTAATGCAGAATTCAATACTGGTGACTTATTTGGTCTAATAAATGATAAATCAATACCAACCCCCGCTCTTCGCTTCATTAATTGTACTAACTCTTGGTCCAATTTTAGGATACCACCATATGAATCAGCGTCTTGTTCATTTCCAATTACAAAGCAATTAGAAATTGATACATATTGAAAGTCGTTACCAATACCAGCCATTGGACTACCTTGTGGTACGATATATTTAAAATCTTTAATTAAATCAAATATTCGCTCTTCCGATATTGGATTTGGGTATTTAGTCTCTATTCTTGCGAACTCACTCGCAAGTCTTTTATGCATATCATTAGGTGTCTTTTCATAAATGTTTCCATCGACATCCTTTAATGCGTATTTTTTTATCCAGACTTCACCAGCTAACGTATCACCATTAAAATATTCTGTTGCTGCTGCTAACACCTCGTCCATTGGATATGTTTGTTGTGGTTCTGACGTTGTTTTTTTAATTTCCACAGTTGAATTATTTTCTTTCATTTTTAATTAATTTGTTATTTGTTATTTATATTAGTTCACCCAATGTTACGTGTTATCTGCTTTCTCAAGAACCTTTTGTCTCTCTTTGGCCGCATCCAATAAATTGTTAACTTTTTTCTGACTACCACTCTCTTTATCCTTTTTAGACTCCATAAAGGTTTTACCACCATTATCCTCAACGATTCTAATCTCCATTGTTCCGTTATCGAAAATAGCGTCATTAAAGATAATACCATCCTTACCGAATCTAGATTTAAGGATTGCAATGTTAGCGTGTCCACTTTCCTTTTGGTCAAGTGTCTTAGCTATTGAGACAATAAAGTGACCTATTTGACCTTTCTTAATAGAACCACCAATCATGGTAGAATCTACGGTCTCGGCCCCGATTGAACTTCTGTTTCCTTGTACGGCTGTCCACCCAGCCATATCTAATTCATCTAACATAGTCTCAAATTGTCTCATTACATTACCCTCAGCGTCCCAACTATCCTTAAATACCTTATTTGATTGAACACAATCAATATAGTCTATTAATACAATATCTGGTCTAAAACCTCGTGCTATTTGCTTTCTAATATATTGTTTGATGTGCGGTATTGTGGTACCATCACTGGGGAATTTTTTAAGCCTAAGTTCACCTTTTTCAGCACTCTTTGTTTCTACAATTTTATTTAACTCATCCTTATGATATATCAAATCATTAAGGTTTATATTACTCCAACATGCTAAGTGTTTCCTTTGAATTACTTTAGGGTTATCCTCAAAAAATATTTGAAGAACATTATTCCCCTTCTCTTTAGCCGTGTTAGCTACTTTGGTAATCATAGTTGTGTTATGTGTCACAATATAATCATCAGTCACATATAAATGTTCCTCATCATCAACCATAATACATTGAGCGTCTTCTTCACCATAATATTCAATAGAATTAATAAATTTATTTTCTGAATATTTCACCCTACTATTAAATTTCTTAATTTTTCTACTTAGTTTCGATGGTATTATACCGTTATTTGGTAAACTAAACGATATTCTATAATATAATGAACATTCAATATTATTATATTCACCTATCTTCTCACCAATTGATACTCTACCACCTAATGATAATACTAGTTCTTTAATACCAGTAGATAATTCTTTTGAAGTTGTCGATATTTCAATTCTGTGACCATCAATATAACCATCAATATCGACTAAACCTTGTAGTAACTTAACTCTATCATCAACTGAGGTGTATAAATATTGATTAGGTATGGATTTACTCTTAGAATTAGTCCCATATAAACCTAACTCAATTAAATTACTTTTAATACCTAATAATGACACTTTTGTTAAATGATGTTTAACCAATACTAACTCGTCATTAACCTCTTTTTCTATTTCTCTAACTTGTTCTTTTACTGTGATATTATTATAAACACTTCTAACCGATTCGATAATTTCACTATCTTTAGTAACAAAATGTGGTTGGTTAGAAGTCGTTATACAACCATCACCTAGAATAACCCCTAATAAATATGGGTCTATAATTAATTCTTGTTTAGTAAACTCAACTGGTGAAACAATTGGAACCTTAAAGTTTAATCTGCTATTACCCCATACCTTAACATTATCAACCATATCAATGGTTCTCATTGTCTTATATGAATTATCTGATTCCAAATAAACCACTTTACCATTTTTCTTAGTTTTACGATTCCTTTGGTCTATTGTATTAACAGACCATAAGTGTTCAGCATCACAAAGTGTTTCAGTACCATCATTAAACATAACTTTATATATTGGTCGTATACCTTGAGGGTATGTTCCAATAACTTTAGTTTCTTTACCATTTCTACCAATAACCGAATCACCTTCTTTTATATCACCCATGGTTGTCCAACCATTCGGTGTTAATAATTTAGAAGTTAGGGGTTGTGCTTTACCAACACCGAATGGTGCTAATATAACCGCTAACTCACCTTTTGATAACCCACCGTCCATGCAATCATCAAGACCCTTAATACCTGTGGGTATTGGTTTTCTAAAGTCATCTGCTAATACACTATCCATGTCGTGAAACACATCTATCCCATCATCTTTACCTTCACCCGTTTCTAAGGCCCTTTTAAGGATGTCTTCACATTTGTCATAATCATCAATATCCCCTCTATCGATAATTTCTTGGATTTCTTTAACAGACTTTTTTAACTCTTGTTGTTTACAAAACTTAAGTGCTCTTTCTTGAACCCAATCCGCATCATTAGCATCTGCTTCCTTAACATGTCTAAGTTGTCTAAGAATAAAATCTCTTTGAATATCGTCTTTAGCCCCATCCATAAGCCGCATTTCCAAACTACTAATGTCTGGAATGCTCTCATGTTTTTCATATGCACTTTTTATAGTTATGGCTATCTTTCTAAAGAATTCGTCCTCGAAGTAATTCGCATCCATTATATCCATAATACTATCCGCAAATTTTCTATCTGTTAGAATTTGAAATAGTAAACGGACTTGAAAATCCTTACCTAAAAAATTGAAATCTGTTTTTTTTGAGTTGCTCATAATTAGCGAAATACTGTTTTTAATAAATACATTTTATGCGTACAAAGTTTGAAGTTTATCGGCATATTCTGCCCTTAGTTTTGTATTATAATCTAAAGAGTACCCCATATACTCATTAGTGTATGACTTTCTTGAGAAAGTTTTTTTAATTTCTTTTGTGATTCTTGGAAGAATATCTAATTGGATTGGTAATCCTTTAGTGTTTAATTCCTTTTCACCCCAGATATTTGTTTGGTGTTTTAAATTAACTTTGTATCTAATTTTTGGTGGGAATGTACTTGCATCAAATTGGCTAACACCAACTACTTCACCATCGATTTTAATTTCGAAAGAATACATATCCCCTTTCTCCCAGATATTTTTATTTTCACCATCTTTATTTTTATATGATAAATGTTGGTTATCTTCGAAAAATTGTAAGTACTCGCAAGACCTATTTTTTAGGTAATCTGGAATGATTCCCATTTCCCAACCATTTACATTATCCATACCTGTGATTCGGTCTAACAATTCTTTCATTTCTAATGAGTCTATTACATCTTCATTGAAATTGTGTATATTGAAGAATCTTTGACAAATAATGTTTCCATTAATTTTTAAGACAAATTCAAAAGGGTGTTGTTCTATTTTTCTATCTTTCATAATTTTATTTATTTTACTCTGTTATTTTCCTTCGTTCCCTATCCATTATTTTCTTGAATGGGACTAAATAATCATCCAACCTAGATTTTCCGATTACATGGTCTACACCATCTTCTTTTATTAAGGTGTAGGCGTTCTTTATCCCCCTTCCTTCTGGATTTAAAGGTGCATCTAGATACTCATCTAAACGCCCCAAAGCAGTTTCCGTCATTAAAGGTTCTGATAGGTTCACCAACTTCCAAGTTGTTTCGTAGAATTCCATACCTAATATTAGGTCATTGGAAACCCCACTTTCATCTGGTCTAGTAGTGGTGATACCTTGGATAATGTTGGTTAGAATTCCTAGTGGTTTTTTCTTAGCCTCTAATCTTTCGTTTTGCAGCTTATCCGCTTTTATAAGAATTTCTTCTAGGGTTACTTTCCGTTCTGTAAGTTCTGGAAAGATTTTAAGGAGTGTTGGTTCTCCTAATCTTTTGATTCCTCGTATACTATCAGAATTATCGCCAATCATCGATTTTACCAATGCGGCATTTTCTCTGTGGTATTTGAAGTAATCATTAAAATTTGCAAGTGTTACATAATTTTTAATTTGTGGGTCACAAAAATATATTCTGATTCCCCGATTAATCAACTGGGCCATATCCCTATCATTTGTACAAATGGTGATAGCTTCGTGTGGCTTTTTCGTTTTACAATAATACGCTATATAATCATCACTTTCAACCATATCATCTTTTATTTGTCGAATAAATAATTCTTCAAGGTATTTTGATATTCTAAGTTTCTGATATACTTCACTTTCGTCTACTGGGTGGGTTCCATTAATAAAATCTTTACCACGAGCATATTTATAATCTGGATAGAAGTTATACCTTAGTTTACCACTAAAGGTACCGTCCCAAAAGACGTATACTTGATGATAAAGGTTATCTGATAGTAATCTACGTAAAACTGTAATAAATTGATAGATACCACCTATATGGGTACCATTTCTATTAAATTCACTACTAGCCCCAAAAAAGCCTGTCTTAAACAATGCGTTTCCATCGACTAATAGTGTGTTTAATATTTCTTTTTTCTTCCCACTTCTGGGTGGTTTTCTATTCACATTTGTGATTTATAGGGTTTAACAATAAATTTAATTAAGCGTATGTTTCGGGTTCGTCTTCACTTTCTTCATATTCTATAGTAAACTCACCCATAGTCTTGTTTAGTTTTTCAAGTAAATACTTTTTATGTGTCTTAGTATACTCAACAATTTTATCTGGATTCCAATAACCATGTGGTGTTGAAGATAATTTACCTTGCTCTTCGACCCCGTTAACTTGGTTCTTTTCACACCTAACTTTAGTTGTTATTCCGAATTGGTATGTTTCACCACCAGTAGTGGCCTTCAACTTAACCGTTGAGTGAGTTAGTATTCCACCAAAGTGTACAATAACTCTAGGCGCATAGAAAAATGCTTCCCCACCCTTATGTTTAATAACTGTATTCATATTATCTAACCAAATCTTTTGAACGACTGCAAATGTGTTAGTGTACTTTTTACCCATTCTTCTAGATGCTGGTAATCTATGATTAACCAGTGATTTAAATGCTGTTTCCATTGAGCCAGCGTTCCATTGATTGTTGTTAGATTTAGATATTACTGATTGCCATCCGTTAAGGGAACCAACTGAATCCCAAAGAAAACATAAATCTCTTTCTAATAGGCCTTCTTCTTGGGCATCAAGTAATTCTGTCATAAACCTAGAAATGTCCTCAATGATTGGTTCACTTCTAAGTGTTTTAGTGCCTTCCTTTCCATTAGAGTAATCAACACATTTATATCTTTGTAATAAGTCATCCCCGTTTACAAAAATGAAGTCACCCTCATAATCAATAATTTCTCCAGTTTCTTCATCAACGACCTCTGTAAACTTAACCCCGATGTTCTTTGCGTGGTCCCATGACCAGTTACCCTCAGTTTCAATTATCACTGGTAAGTCACCTATTTTTTGTGCACCAGCTACTGCTTCATAAATTGCTGTTGACTTTCCTGTGTTTGAGTAACCTCTAAAACTAGTAAAATATCCTCTGGCGACTCCTGGTATTTTTAATGCTTCATGAAAAGACTCGGATAATGGTATCCATGTTAACTCTTTTTCTTTTACAGTAATGTCTATCCCTTTATTTTTTTTAAAACTTTTTAAATCGAAGTTTGTTTTTCCCACTGCTTTTTTAGGTGCCTTTTTAGCCATTATATTTAATAATTAATCTATCGTTATTTTTAGAAACAATGGGGACCACCAAAAGTGGTCCCCAATATCTCATTTGACTTGTTTAAAATGGTAAGTCATCTTCCTCGTCCTCTTCCTCAGTATTTTTTACTGGTTCAGTGCTTGTCTCAGATTTAACAACTGGCTCCGCAGATTCTGCCGATGGTGTTACTTTTTCAGTGTCAGTTGTTGCATTTGCATTTGAAACACCCGTAGATAATTCACTATCGTGTTCGTTTTCTGGTGTTGATGGTTTGGTTTCATTAGCTTCAACCTTATCAACCCATCCACCTTCACCGTTAAGTGTTTTATCCCACATTGGAACACCACCCCTAACAATGATTTCTAAATACTCGTAAGGTTTAACCGAATAAACATCTTCCCAAGATTTTTCATTTGCAGAAGTTCTCCAAGCAGTTAATTGCTCTTCATCAGTAGATAATGGTGTTTGTGACATGCTATAATTAACCCCAGTTACCACAGAAATTTTACCATCTCTAGTTACTGATATAGACATATCTCTACCAAATCTAGACGATACTGGGTCTTCACCCTCTGGTAAAGTTCCATTAGATGCGTTAATTTTGTCAAATGTTCCAGCATTTTTGTAGTGGTGATTAAACCTCCAGAATTTAACCCCATCGTCTGGATTTTCTCTATCGATTAATTTTACCACATACATCTTCTTAGCTGAAAATGTGTGAGATTCTTTTTTTGATTCTTCACTACCTTCGGCTAATAGTATTTCTCTAGCCTCACAGAATGGACATTTTTCACCTTTCTCATGTTTTGGACAAATGAATGTTCTCCATTTACCATCTACTTTTTTCTTATGACCAAAAATCTCCACGAACGGAGATTCTGATTCTCCTTCTGGTTCTATAATACGAACTTGTTTTTGGGCACTGTTTACTCCATCTTCAAGGAATGTCCCAAAATAATTTTTTGCATCAAAAACGTTTGACGCTTTTTTCTTTGTGGGCGTACTGTTTGTTTTGTACTGCTCCTTCATAGCTTCTAATCTACTCATGTTTGTTTGTTTTTATTTGTTATTATTTACTTTATTTAACTCTAGCTTACGAGTTAGCTTCATCTTATAATTATACTAAATTTATTCAAAAAGTCAAGTGATTTTTTTAAATAAGTTTATTAATTTTTTACAAATATGCACCATATTTTAATATCATGCAACATAAACCATAAAAAATTTTAAACATAAAAAAAAGTCCCAGTTATGGGACTTTTTTATTGTTTTTTATTGCTTTTTAAATTTCTTCTTCTTCATACTCATCATCCTCCATACTATCAAGACTTGATTTAACTGATGATTCAGAATAATCTGACTCAATGTCGTCTTTAGTTAATGTGTATTCTTCTGGTTTTCCTTCATTTTCATCATTACCTAATACATCATATTTACCTTCTTGTGTTTTCCAAAAATCGGTAAGTTTAAGGTTATATGGGTAAGAATCTAAAGACCTCATTTCAATTTTTTCTTCTGGGGTTGGTGAGCGTTTCTCTAATTCATTTTCTAAATTATCAATCTTACTACCAATACTGTTAACATCAGATAATTGAGCTTCTAACTTTGAAACCATCCCCATTAGTTGGTCTACCTTATCATTTGCATCAGCAGCCGCTTGTGTTGCTTCATCTGTACTAGCAACTAATTCAGTTACATCTAATTCAACTTCATCTTCTTGTGGTTCGTCCATCATAGGTTCTTCACCCATATCATCAGATGGTTCATCTATTATAGGTTCATCACCCATATCATCAACTGGGTCACCTTCCATTTCTGGGTCAGCAACATCACCACTGTCTCCATCTAATTCAGCTTCAAGACCATCTAGGTCTGGTTCACCTTCTGGGGCTTCCTCTGGTTCCTCTTCTGGGTCTTCCTCACTTAATAGTAAGTCATTAATCTCACCCTCTGGGTCATCACCTTCTGGAACATAGAAAGAATACTCATTAAGCATGTTAAACCTCTTAATCTCTTCGTTTAATAATTTCTTCTTGTCCATAATTGTATTACATTAAAAGTTGTCTACCGTCTTCTGTTACAATAGTTTTATTTATTCTTTCTACAAGACCTTGATTTTGTTTAATCATACATTCTTTATCTCCATTACAATCTTCTTGTTTTGGTTCTTCATCACCTAAGAATTGGTCTAACTCTTGGTCAATGTTTTCTTTATTTTTATTGTCTGACATAATTAATTAGTTTTTATACATTATTCTTTATTATAAATACCAACAAATCACTAAAAAAACATCAATATATCAAATATACTCACATCATTTTGCATTTTTTATACTATATAAGTAAGGTATGTACTTAATAGAATGGTTCAGCCTTTCCAAATTATCTTTGTATTCTATGAAGATTTCATCACCACCTAAAAACACACTACACCCATCCATTATCTTTTTTTCAATCCGTTCAACATTTAATCCCATGTATCGAACTAAATAAAGGTCAATACCAAAAATTAACTTATCACCATAGATATATATCATATCATTGTGTTTAAACCCAATTCTATTATCTATTGATAAAATCTTCTTAATAATCTTCTTGATTTTTAATGGTGGGTATTGTATTAAATCGATAAAAATGTAATTGATATCTTCTATTAGTTTTTTATTCGCCATTGTTACAAAAGACTCAATATCTGTTGTGAATATATCTCTACGTTCAGTTCTAGCAAATGTCCAATAAAGGTTTTCCGATAATTTCTTATCATAGATTTCATAATCATCATAATTCTTAGAAACCCAAGCATAAGATGTAACAAGTGTTGGAATACCTTCTATAATATCACTTAACTCCTTGACAACATTAATGTCATCAGTTACGTCTACCTTATTACATGTTACTATATTCGCAATCTTCATGTGTGCAAAGATACTAAAAATAAATCTAATAATACAAATTATTATTTTTTCGGAGTGGTTTCTGGTTCATCCGTTGTATCTCGGTTATCATAATCATCATTACCAGTCTGTTTTAATTTAGAATTTATAAATACTTTCATGGTTTCATAATCATATTTTTCGGCTTGTGATTGACCCCTCTTAAAACAATCACCACTTGATTTCTTACACCAAGCAACTTTTTTACCATCCGTTGTTTTAATAGAGTCACTTAGATTTGGGTGGTTTCCGAACTCACCCAATTTTAAGCCATCAACACATTTACAAGAGCCATCTAAACCCTTTGGCCATGTTGGTCCCATCCCAGCTCTCCAATATGTTATATCAACACCTAATAATTTTCTAAGTTGCCATTGTATATTCTTTCCACTAATCATTTCTGGTTCAAGTGAATACGGGTCTTCTTTTCTTGCTGGTGAAATCTGGTGGTGTGTTGTAAAATACTTAAGCCCACCACCCTCATTCTTTAAAGCTTCTTGTATGTCACCAACTAATTTAATCCCATTTTCTAGTTGAATACCCTCAATTAGATTTTTCTTAATCATACCACCAACAGTAACAAATGAGATACCTATCGATGTTCCATTTAATGACCACCCATTTGGGCCATAAGACCTACCAGAATGATTTGCTTTTTCTAATATTGGTTTGGTTTGAATGATAGTACCATCTTTTTCAATTATGAAATGATATGAGTTTACGTTGGTGTATAGGTGGTTAATAGCACCGATAGCACTACTACCACCAGTCCAATGGAAAACTATTGTATCTATCTTACTAACAGGTGTTCTAGGTCTATCCCCAGAATTACTAAAATATGGGCTTAAATGCTTAATATTAGTTTTACTTTTATCATCACCCACATTATTGGTAGGCCATATATTATTTGTTGACATATATTATTTATTTTATCTTTTTAGTCTAATATGATTATAGTTAACATCTGTATTTGATTCTGAATCATTACCAACAAGGGCAACACTATTTGGTACTGCTCTTGTTCCACTTATTGCACCAGTTGTATCCGTATTTGTTAATGAACCTAACAATGACATATATAGTGTATCTTCCTTAATTAACGGTGTTTTAGTCTTTCTAACTCTAACACCCTTAAATGATGTTGACATATGATTTGGCGTTAATTTATGTGATACGTTTATTATCATATAAGAACCATGAAACATAGGTATACTATTTAATTGAAAATACATCATTGGTTGAATTTGTGCATTACCCAATGCTTCTATTTCAGTTGAGTATGACCTCATCTGATACACATTCCAAAGATTTTGACCCGCAAATGTTCTATTACTCTGCGATGCTGAATTTGCGATGTTATCTGTGATTCTTAAAGACTCGTCAGTTTCAGCAAATTCCGATTGGTCTAATTTAATATTTTTAAATATATTTTGGTTTTCATGACCATAATTAACCATGAAAGATGGTATATTATGTTCGGTTGTGCTTTGCTCTGTTGTAAAATCTACTGGTGCACCAATCAAGTTGTTGTCTTTATCACAATACATATCAAAACCGTCATCTGGGAAATCTGATTTTTCACCCATATCTAATTTATTTGATGTTTGACCAACATAAACACACACGAATGCTGGACCAGATACGTTGTCGTCTAATTCATTATTAAAAATTTTACTCTCAAACATTTCACACATATTGTCTGGCTCATAATCTATGAACGTTGGAAGTGGGATAAAGTTAAAGTTATTATCCGCTAATACCCTAGAGATTAAATCATAAAAACTTTGATTGTAGTTCTTAGTTAAAATAGATGTCATAGCAAGTGGGTTTATCAAAAAATCATCTCCAATATCACTAAATGCTCTATCAACGAATCTAAAACTGTCGATAAGTGCTGGTAACTCAGAACCTCTTTTATTAGCTATTTGAGTGTCCTTTCTAGGTCTAGCACCACATGTAAACATTATATCGGTCCCAGAACCACCAATCCACTTATCATAAACCGCTTTACAGTGTCTATAAATATTAAGTCTAATGGTATCATCATCCATTGTATTGAATATTTCTTGTTTTGCTGCCTCTTCCTTTGCATCCTTAAATTCATCATCGGTTCCATTATAATCTTTAAAAACAGATAAAAACGAACGAACATATCTTTCTAAATTAGTCTTAGATACATTAACCTCACCAGCAGCGGTTTGTCCAACAGTGCTGTCTCTCCATATATGTGGATTTACATTTGCTATAACAACACCTTCTGTAAATATACTAACTAATAATTTTTGTACTGATGATGATTTTTTTATTACTACGTTATAATCATAACCACATTTCTCCATATCCTCAATTGGGTCTTCATATGTTAGATTAACCCCAGTACCACCTAAAGTACTATTATCTGGACTATTATCTGGACTATCGGTAAAATAATTTGCTTTATATATTTTACTATAACTTGCCTCTAAATTATCAACATTGAAATTATTTAAATCACTATTACCCCATTTTTGTTTAGTGGTTGTTGATGTAATCCCATTAAATACAGATTTCCATAAATTAGTTCCAGTTAAAAATTGACCTTGATTTACGACCCGACCTAAATCCCTATCAACACTAACACTAGTTATTGGGCTTCCATCATTTAAAGCTTCCATTGACTCTGAGAATATTTCCAACTTATCTTTAATATCGGTAAAATCACCGTTCACGAATTCAAAGAATATTTTTTTAAACTCTTCCTTAACTTGTTCTGGTAAGTTCTTTAACTGTTCTGATAATGGCTTATATTGTCTGTCATCGGTGTCAGAAAATGGTTCAGCAATTTGAAATGGTGTGGCACCAGCCCTAGATGTTAAAAACTCATCCCTTCTAGGGTATTGTTGCCATATATCGGCAGTGCCATTGTTTCTTCTATAATCTGTTAACGGTATAAATGGGTCCCAGAAATATGTTGAATAGTACGGAGTTGTTGATATTGCTGGTGCCCAGCAATTATCATTATCCCAACCACCATTAACATCTTCACTATTGCCATTACCTAATCTAACACCAGAAAGACTACCAGCTGTGGCTTCACTATATGGTGTTGTTTTAGTTGTTTGACCCCAAATAATCGGGTCCCATTTACCAGAGCCACCGTCCCAACCATTACTGGTCATTGGTTTACCATCATACCTCCATAATATAGCACCTATAAAAGCGACCCAACTCTTAGGTGTGTTTATAAAACCTGGTCTACGACCAAATAAATTTTGCATACCGAAAAGGTTAGATGTACGGTTAAATATACCCTCCAATGAGTCACCAGCATCAGTTAACCCATTCCATGGGATGGTATTTAAAAATAAGTATGCCCTAGCCGCTGTTGGGTTACTACTTCTTCTTTGTTCAAAATATAATCTACTTCCAAATAATGAAAATGGGGCGACCTCATAACTATCATTACCACTCATCTCACAAGCAAATTGTACATCTGGAACCCAAACATTACTATCTGACTTTGCTCTTTCCCATAATTCTCTATTTTGTCCGTGTTTTGGTGCTAGAACACCCCTAATTCTAACTAGATTCCCAAGTCCAGTAGTTACCTCACCACTCTTTAAATTAGCACCCTCAAGGCTTTCCTCTGGGCTTTCCTCTGGGGTTGCAAAAAGTTTAGTACCAGTCAAATCATCTGTGTGCCCAAGTGCTAGTGATGTATTAAAAAGAGTATTTTCAACGCCAATGGAGATATAAAAATCAACTTTTCCATCCATTATAAAGAATGGTACTGAGTCAAGATACTCTTTATTAGAACTACGACAGTGATAAGATGAGCTGCAATTACCATCTAATTTAAATCTGAAAAATTCTTGACATTGGTATTTTCCATGAAATATGTTGGTACCTATTATTTCTTCCCCCGAACTGGAATTGGGGTCAACCGATAGTAGTTGTGATAATGGAACAAAATTACCCTCTTCTCCAACATATGATTTAATTTCATTAAGTTTAAATTTATCTGTATTTCTAAAATCTGGAACCAACCCATTATTATTATTATAATCAGATTCGGTAAATATCTTCATAAAAATACCACCTTTGGTTGGTACATTGTTATTTGCTGGGGCAAATAAAAACCCCTCTTCGTTATCAACATCCCAAGTATCATCTGGCGCATTGTCAAATATACCATTAGTCCCGTTATAAAATGGTGACCTATCATATTTACCACTAAATGGGAACATAGAATTCCAATCACTACCACTCTTTGTTTCAATCCAGTTATAATAAGTATCACCAGAAGAGTTTGTACCCATAAATCTGAAAGGTTCAGTGTCTTTACTTGGTATCTTTTTACTAAATTTATCTAATATGGTTTTAACTTGTCCCTCTAATGGATTGTCATTATTAGTTGTTTCTAAATTTGCAATAACATCTTTTATATCATCATTTAATAAAAATCTATGTGCTGCCGCACCCTCCACAGCACCCATAGTTGAGATTTCATCTAAGTTGTAGGTATCATTATTTAAACCAAAGAAAGCAAATGCTCTAATTAACATAAGTCTTAATACGTCATCAGTTGAGGTTGCTCCAGCGTTAGCTGTTTCTAAATTAGTCCATGCGGATAAACCATTATTAAACATTGGGGTATCTATAGGGTTTATTGGGAAATAACCATCACCACTACCATCTGCATTTTGTAATGCTTCTAACCTTTCATTTTCCTCAGTATTTACTTTAATCATAGCGTCTAGTAAATCTTCAACAAATATTAATTCGGGTACTCTACTCTCAATAATATCTGGTTCTGAACCTAACCAAGTTTCTTCAAATGAACCTTCACTATCAACTTGTTTTCTATATAGTGGCCACGGGTATATTCGTGGTACTTCTGGGTGTACGTCATAACTTGACTTATCTAACTTAGCTAATTCTGCTGCCCTATCTCCAGTGCTATCCAAATCGGCCTCTGACGACACATCTTTAAGAACTTCTAGAAATATCTCAACGTGTGTTGTAAAAATTTGAAACATATTTCTAATTGTTGGTTTAAACCCTAAAGTTTGTTTAACAATCTCACCAGCCTTATTCGAAACAGCCACTTTAGTTTCTTTTTCACTATCTTCTAATTGTTTTTTTGTCACAGCAATCTTTCTAAGTGCACGACTAAATTTATATATAGTTAATTTTTCTGGACCATTCACCTTTCCTTTTAACGCACCAAGTAACTCTTGTCTAAATTCATCATATTGTGAATCATTTAACCCAACATGTAATGTTTTTCTAACACCAGCATCACCAGTAAGTATTTCGTTATATGATATATCAGAATATTGTTTTACCTTTGTTGTATAGTCGTCTTTATCTAACTTTAACTTACCTGATAATTGACTATTTACTAAGTCTACTTTAGCATCAACCTCATTTTGATATGCTATAAATAAATCACTCTGTCTTTTATCCGTAGGTTGTCTAATAGCAAATAAACCTTTATTATCATCAAATACTTGACTTTTTTCGACCTTCTTAATCGAATTGATTCTATTTATCACTAACTCTTCAATATTATCTAACGCATTCTTAACTTCCTTATTATTAGCTAACTCTACCATATCTTCATCGTCTGACTTTACCTCTTCTAATGAATAGTTAAGTAACTCTATTCTATCTAATAGTTCATTAATTGTTATAAATGAATCAAGGTCTTCCTGTGACCCACCACCTTCACGAATCGCTTCTTTCATTTCTTCAAACTTAACACTACCTCTAGCTGTATAGGTTATAGCTCTAAGATAACCTAAAAGCATATCGGTAAGCATAGCATACGTATAACCAATAAAGTCGGCACTGATTTCAAAATTACCCGTATCTGAATTAAAAGAGGAATTCCACTTAGTTAGATGTAGACAATATTTAACGGCTTTACCATAATAACCTTTAATCTTTAATTCAAATATTGGGTAAGGTAATTCAAAGAAAACTGAGTATGGTGAATCATTCCCATGTGCAAACACAGCACTACCTCTAACATCAATAAATTTAATATTAATGATTGGTGCATATGCAGTGTTAAAGTCAACATCTATACTGGCAATACCTAGATGTTCCGTATCTTTTGTTCTATTAAATACCGTTGTTAGTTCAGTGTATGACGTTGTTAATGATTTTTTACCATCAGTACCTTGTTTACCATCAATAAATGATATTCTAGTACTATCTTTTGTTAGATTTTCAGTTGTTAACTTTGAGGACGCATCTACATTTAAAACTGAACGACTCTTTGCTGTGGTTGTTAATTCCACATAAATATTCAAATCCTCTGGTGGGACAAATGCACCCTTAACACCATTACCATTTGATTTGTTCGGGTCAATTAAAAATGTTCTACCATTATCACAGTAACACTTTTCTCTATTATTTTCATTAGCCATATAACTCTTTGTGTTTCTTAACCTCAAATATATACCTTTCTACAGCATTTGTAAATGGAAAAGGGATTCTTATTGGTGTTTGGTCTGGAATGCTGAACTCAATACCACCCCATTGTGGGTTAGCTAACATTATTAGCCATCCAGCATATGGGTTACCGTAATATTCTTGACTTAATTTATCAAATCTTGTTCTACCAAGTTTATAAATTACTTGCTTGTCAGTAGAATTTGGTGGAATAAGAATACCTGGTATTGGTTTAACAGTACCATTTTCTCTAAATTTTTCATATCTATCATAATAATCTGCCATAGTCTATTTTTTAATTGTCACATTGATTTCCACGTACAAAGAAATTATAATTAAATTCTGAATCACCTAGAATGTAGCCAGCGGTATAACCACCAATAGAACAATCAACACCAGCCACAGCTCTAGCTAAGTTTTTATTTATATTTTGCTCACTAGGGATTTCAACTATAATTTTGAAAAACACTGTTATTATTTTATCAGTATCAACATTACCCTCACTTCGATAAATTTTAGGCCAATCTGTTGAATCACTGAGAATTTTATTTTCACCTATTGGTGATATTTTACCATTTAATACATCAGCCCAACCACCTTGACCACTTGTAGATGTTTTAAGCTTTATTGTATAGTCCTTAGTTAATCCATCGAACTCACCACCCCAAGATATACCTATTGCACCACTATTTTGTGTCTGAATATTAAAACTAAGTGTTTTAAGTATCTTTCTATCGTTACTTTCCCCATCTTCTTCTTGCGTGTTTGTTGCCGTTTTCTCTGCCAATACTTCTTGGTCAATTGGTTGTACATTAGCACCATTAGCATTAATACCACCTTGAGATTCCTCATCTGCAATTGGTTTCCATGGTGTGTTTGGTCCTTTGCCTGGTATTATATCATAATTACCGCCAGCAACAATATTACCTCTTTCATCTTTAGTTGCATTGTTATTATTGACTTTAGCAATTCTATCCGACCTCTCATCGTAAACCTCAGTATTTGCGAAGAAGTTAAAAGATACAGCGTTTTGTAATTTATTTATTGGTCCTTTCATACTTTGACCACCAATCATTTTAAATGAAAGGTCAATAGTTGCAATCATTGGTTGAACACCAATACCTTCTGGGTTAAGGTCCCAAACAAGTGGTTCATAACTTATACCAATATTATCAATAATAATTTTAGAATGGTAAAAATCTCCCAACCTAAGAATACATACTGGTGGTCTACCAAATGCAAGGTTGGTTGGGACTCCACTAATTAACGTAGGTCCTTGTCTAGTACATTGTTGAAGGAATGTAAGTCTTGAGTTTAACCCTTCTGGTGTAATAGCGTGAAATGCTGGGTGGAAGAATTTTAATTTTTGTTTTATACTACTATAAACTGTTGGGTCTTCTTGACTCAATTTTTCAAAATAATTACACTCATTATAAAATCTATTTACGATACTCTTAGAAATAGTACGTGATAGTGGTGGTTCTTCCTTAACATCACGCTCATTACCCGTTATTTTAAGTGCCAAATCACTACTAAAATTAAACTCAGCCACCGATTTTCTAGCCTCTTTAAGACAAAAAACATCGTTAACACCTGTTTGTATGCCTTGACAACCAATAACATCACCTAATATTGATTCTGGGTTTTTCCATGGTTTAAATCTATCGTCAAACGTTATTTTACCAGACTTAATATTAGGGTCCTCAACAAGTATATTTTTTTCAAACCATTTCCTTAATTCTAGTGCTCTATTAATTCTAATTTCCTTATTACCACTAGGGTTTATATCTTCACCTTGGAAACTAGCATACCCTTTAATTGATATTGTACAAGCTGGGCATTTTTCATTAAGTGCCTTTTTAAGATATTCTTTACCCGCTGGTGTAATCCACCCACCAACATTTGCACCACCATCACCTAGTGATGGGTTTTTATTTCCATTTAACCCAAAATTATTTCTATTAGTAGATGTCTTTTCTGAGAAACTAACTGTCTGGGAATCGGTGGTTGTACCATTTGGTGTTAATTCGTCACTAAATAAATCTTCATAGTTTTCATTTGGAATCCAAACATCGTTTGGTAAGAAAATTGTTAATTCATCAATTTCTGGGGATTGTGTCTCTGGGGTTTTCTTTATATCCTCTGGAACATTACCAGCTTCAATGGCATCTTTTTCAGTTGTTGTTAATTTCTCAGCTAATATAGGGTCAATATCTGTACACCCAGCAAAAAATGACGCAATGTAGTCATCGGTTTTACCTTTAAGTGCATTTAAGTATGATGGGTGGTCAACCACAATTTTAAATTGAAGCGTACCTGTTCTTTCCGTATTATTATATGTGTATACTGGTTCACCTCTACCAATAAAATTTGTAGACTCCCAATTAACACCAACATTTTCAGTTACCGAAAGGTCATAAGGTGGAAACCACATAATTCTACCACGCTTACCAGTCATTTTATCACCTGGACCTAACTCACATGGAATTAAATCAGCGTGTGTATCACCCCATGCAAGGTTCTCAATTGAGAACATATAATTTTTTATATTACTTTCACCTTGAATATCTATTTGTTCTTCATTCTTATGTGGTGCAATTCTAACAAAACCATTATCACCTAACACACTATCGCTAATTGATTGTGTATTCCTATATGCAGTAGAACCATCAATACCAGAACTCTTTTGAAGGTCTTGTACTTGGTTATATCTATCAAATGTTGTCCATGTTCTACAATAAACATCTTCTGGAACACTAAAATCACCTTGAAGTGCTCTTGGTGATAATACACCAGAACCCTTAGATATTGTACCACCTTGAACTGATGATTGTATTTCTGATTTTGATAACCCACCACCTTCGGCTTTACCAGAAACAATTGTTCTCATATTATTACTCTTGAATAATGATTTTGTTTTACCTAAAAGTGTGTTTTTATTGTCAAACATTGTATTGTTTGGTCCAAACCCAAATATTCTCTTACCTGGTTTATTATTATAATCATCACCCCAAGAATAGTCATTAACCAATGAACCATCTTCACCAGTCTCTGGTTGGTTTAACACTCTAGGTGATTCACCAAAACCAGAATCTTCAACCATCCCTTCACGTCTATAGTTAGATTGAGATATTGGGGAGTTCACATCAGATTCAGCACCATTAACATCAACATTAGTATTTAAGAAATCAATAACCTTACCATCAGGTGTTCCGAACGCATATACATTAGGATTCACACCACTACCCTTAGTAGACTTAGCAATCCTCTCACCATTTTCATCGTATTGGTCATCACCACCTTTAATTCTATTATCTTGATATGCGGGTAAAAATGTATTTTGTTTAACATTAGCAAACAAAGCAAGAACTTGTCCCTTACCAGTATTCGCTAATTGAGCGTTCGCTCTGTCTATATTTGATATTGGATTTTCACTTTGAAAAATTGATGCGCTTCTTTCGTATAAACTGAATGGTGATTCGAAACCTAATACCTTAGCACCAAAATCTAATACCTTACCTAATGCTCCAGAAGGAACTGTAATATCATAGTTAGGTACTATAATACCCCCCACACCATTTTCAATTAGGTTTAAAGGGTTTGTATTAACATTCCCTAGTGTTTCTTGTTGAAGACCAAATGAAGCGTTATTTGCCAATGCTATGGACAAATACTTTGCACCCGCTTGACCAATTGGTGTATCTGAAATAACACCAGTACCACCTAACACTCTTCCAAGTAAAGATGAACGTAAATTAAATGATGGTACTAAACCACCATTATTAGGACTTATACCAACACCTTGTCCGTTGAAGATAGTACCTAATACATCTATTTGTGAATTAACAATTGAAGCATTTAAATCTTTATAATTGGTATATTTAATATTTGGTCCTTGGTCATAATTGATATTTATTGTTGACCTTAAACTTTTATCATCATAAATATTCTTTGACGTGTTGAATTGTCTAATATTACCACCATTCCAATCTGTAGTTGGTGGTAAATTTAATGTATCATTTAAAATACCATTATCTTTTGTATAGCTAGCTGAATAAATAATTGCACTTGAAGATGGTGATATATTTGAATTATAGTGAATATTAACTAAATTATAATCATCATCAGTACCTTGAAACTTGTTGGTAACTATATTTAAATCTTTATACAAATCACCATTATCTAATATATCTGTTGATGGCTGTACCGCTTCTGGTGGGGTACCCATGTTGGTAATGGGCGCACCAATACCAACTAATAAACCATCTAACCCATTATCTGTTACGGTATCAGTTACTAAGTTTCTATTTAATAGGAAATCCCTAAAATCTGGGGATAATGAATCAATATTATCTGGCATAATCTTCGTTTACTATATAAATACAACAGTACTTGAAAATTATCTAAAATAAATGGTTGAGATTAAATTGTTCAATATTAGAACAAATTTTTATAATTACTATAATTATTACTTATAACTATTACTTTTAACTACTAACTATTAATAATATAAACTATAATTTATAATAACATATATAATATATTGCAAAGAAACTACTTTATTTTTACTTTGTCAAGCAAAACCAAGTTTATTTTCAAATTATTTTTTATTCTTATGATGGATTAGGACTAAGAACCCCACCATTAGCGGATTTACTCAATGCTACCTTAACACCAGCAGCTAACTCCATCATGAACGCAGAATCATTTTTTAAATCAATTTTACCTGTATTTCCATCAGCACTTCTAACTATTATGTCATCAAATGTTACATGCATAGTATTTGAACCACTAGAACCACCACTAGAACCACTACTAGACGCTCTAGCTTTATCGAACGCCCCACCTGGCTTACTAACCTCAAACACCTTATCTTTACTATCAATTGGTTGTATTTCACCCCCAGAAACCCAAGCATCATTAAATTTACCCTTTGTTGTATTTGCTACGGTACTAGCTTGTTTACCAGGTTTAGGCCCACCATATTCTTGTATGGCACCATAAGCACCACCAATTAAAGCACCAGCAAGTGCACCTAAAGGTCCAAGCATCATACCCATACCAGCACCAG